CAGTCAGCGCACATCAAACTACGCCTCAATTCCAACTTCTCATTGCGAGTGTTCACTAACCGGGGTATTAGCGGCTTGAGCAGGCGGTCGCGATCTGCATCGCTCGATAGCGAATCATTCCAATTACGCATAAACGCCGAAATGATTGGACAAGCGCATACGGGAGAATCCGTCCATTTTTCACCGGCCACGAAGGCAACTGCCTCCATTACGCAGAAAGTAGAATCCGGAGAGTGCGCTCCTTGTTTGAGTGATAGCTTTTCAACTTTCTTTAACCGTTCTTCTAAAATCTGGTACATACAATCTTTCTCCTTTCAATCTGACGAAACAGAAAAACGAATGGCCCACATCCCACTCTTCAACTTGACCATTTCAGCCGGATACACTTTTTTCTTTTCAGGCTTCGACATGGACAGAGAGCTGAGAATTGACGAAGCAGAGGCCAGCGGACTCTTACTGGTCTTGGAAGGAAACCACGCTCTCACTACATAACCATCAGAGGAAATCTTCTTTGCGCCACTTTGTTCGATGGGTATCAGCGTTACTTCTCCACCAGATTTCGCAAACGGCTTTACACCAACAACAAAGGCTATCTTCTTCGAGTACAGATGTGGTGGAATCAAGTCATGAGATATGCGAATAGTTCCGGCTCTGTCGAACATCACTGTCTTCGGTTCGACTCTTCTACCACGACTTTGTTTAATCTTTTTCATTCTTCTTTTTCCTCAGAATTTTATCGACGGAGGCACCACCGGCTGTTGCCACGGTACGTTGTCATTCAGACTTACAGCCATCAAACTACCGTACTGCTGCAAGACTCGCCCGTACTCGTTGTGACGCCTCCATCGATTTCACTGACGAAGTCGAAGCTTCGTCTAGTCAGGAAAGTGAGTTACTCTACTCCCCTGTTCCTTGTGCACAGGAACTTTAGGCCAGAGAGAATACTCCTTTCTTCTGGATAATTCCGCCAAGATTGATTTCACGGCTCAAGGCAGTCAGCGTTTCTTTCTGATCGATACCAGCTTTCGTCTTCAGCTCTTCGACCAGCTTGTTTTTGGTCCAAGTGCCGGCCGACTTCAAGGTCTTGCGGAGCAGGGAGACAACAGCGGCCAGGCTCTTGCTAACCGGCTGGGGGGCCTGTTTAGAGCCTGTTTTGGCAGTGGCTGGCGGCTGTTTTGGCGCATTCTTTTGGCCAGCTGAGGGTGTGGAGGGGGAAGGCTTGGCCGGAGCCTTGGCAGCAGCTGCGGCGGCCGACTTTCCCATCTTCATCTGAACCTCATCATCGTTGATAGCGATGCCCCACTCTTTGAATTTCTTCTCACCATCTTTCTTCAAAGCCTTGAGCAGGAACATTGGATTCTTGGCGTCCTTGCCGGCAGTTTTCAGAATCTGCTTGACGGAATGCTTCTTCTCGTCAGAAAGCACTTCGTAAAAGTTCGCTAGCGTTGAACCTTTACGATAGTGTCCTCCAACTTTTTCAGCACCACCAGAACCACTGCTTTCTTTCTTAGTAGTAGCCATACTTCCAGCTTCCTCCTGATTTGATTTTTGTTTCCTAGGAATCCCAACTTTCCATTGGCCCGACGCTTTCATCTGTTCGTAGCAACTACCCAATCCCGTACAAAGATCTTTGCCATCCTTCACAGCCTTCATAGGCGTCAGAATTGGTTTGCCACAACTGTCACATTTCTCTTTTACGTACAAGCCTTCCTGCTTCAGCTTCTCTCTTTCTTCATGAGATAGCAGGGACATCGGCCACCCCCTTTTTTCTATTCTCAAGTGCAACTTGAGCACCGAGCAGGTTCAGGATAACCGTCATGTAGCTACCATCTTTGTTTGTCAACACAACGCGCAGATAAGAAGAATCGTCAAGGGATATTGGTGGGCATATTTTATAACTCCACCTATCCCACTTCTCTAAAGCTTCCGGACGTACAGCTCGTATTACCTCTTCAACAGTAACCGAGCCGACATAGAACGGCGTCTGGGAAGCTACAAATTTTTTGAGTGTCTCATCAAGATTCTGTAGCAACTTCCTCTGTTCTCGCGACAAAATTCTTGGGTCTAACGCTTTTAACTGAGTTACCACATCGTTCATGACTTGAGTAAAGCTCACGACGCGCTACCTCCTTCTAATGTTTCTTCAACAGCAACAGCGACATTTGCAGCTTTGATGACTCGATTACCTTTTCGCAAACCAACGGTGGAGAGTTTCACAATCTGACCTATCCGTGGGTCACCTACTTTGATAGGGTAGCCATGTACAGCGTTGTGAAGACTATGATCGAACTTCGTCCAAAGCATCGGCTCAATGACATCGCAGTCATAACTACGAACCATAGCTTGAAGCTGTTTACTCAAAGCACGCATGAGTTTGTTTTCAGGATCTATTTCAAGAGCCATCCTGACCGTGTCGTAGCTTGGGAGAACTTCCTGAACAAGCTGTACGTTTTTATTTTCGTTCTCTTGTCGAATTGTTTGGATTTTGTTGTTGGCAGCCTCCAAGTCTTTCCCATAAGCTTCCAGCGAGTTTTCAAGATTCTTAATCCTGGCATTCAACTTCGATACTTCATCTCGCTGAACCCTAGCAGTGTTTACTGTCGTCGCCGATTCACTCAAGTCCACTCTTGCGGCTTTCAAAAGCATACGAAGTCTGTCAGCTTCTTGATGCGCTTTGCTTAATTCAGAACGCTGGAAGTAAGGAACCTTCGGATCGAGAAGATTGACCCTAACCCAGACATCGTTAGGATCTTTTATCTCACACGATGGTACAGGATCAGACGGGCCTACCGATAATTCCATTACCTTCCGCTTGAACAGAAGTACAATCTCTGCGCCGCGATAGGTAATGACTCCAGCCCGACCATTAATCATATCGATGTGTTTGTAGCCAAAGTACTCATGGCCTGCCAGTTTCTTGGCATCATCATCGTTTGTAACCATGAGGGCGACCGAAGCCGCCCTCTCCTTGTCAGTCTGTTTGATAAGGTCTGTCTCCAGAACCCTGTAAGCAATCTGGAAACTAGTTGCCACCGGCTGCTCCTTTCTTAAAGCTACTGGCTAGGTACAATAGAACGTAGTTCCTGATGGCTATCACAGACTGTTTTGGCGAATGTGGAGCCTTCTCTATGATGACTAGGTCGACTAGTCTATCCATGAGTTTCTCGGCTTTCTCGCGACCAACCTCTTGAACAAGTATTTCAGCAACAGCAGCTGCAAGCTTTTTTGACATAGGCATCACGCCACCGCCTGCTCTTGAGCTACCGCAACATAGTTTGGATTAATCCTCGGAGGCTCAAGCATCGGGATTCTCTTGAAACCAGCAGAAGCTTTCACCTTGGCCATAACTTCAGCAGCCCGTTCGTGGAGATACGCCATCTCCTTCGGCTGTGTCGCAAGCTTGTCGGCATACTTACTGATTCGCTCTTCTACTTCTTCAGGAGAATAAATACTTCCTTTTCCGTTCGATTGAAACAGTTTGAGAACAATGAGCAACAAGCTCTCAGCATACAGCTCCCATTCCATCTGAGACCGTTTCTGATAGTTGAGCTTCAACAAATACATACAGCTAACAGGGCTGACGAATCTGATGTTGGGATGCTTGGGATGTCTGCCCCTCATCATCAAAACGATATCACCGCGAAGGGCCTTCACTTCTTTCTCCAGCTGTCCTTTGGCAAGATTTTTTTTCGTGTATTCAACAACCATCGATGGGTCAAGTGGCTTTATCAGCCTTTTGCCGTTCGATTTATTTTGCATCGCGAGTCCCTCTTTCAATTTTGATAGAGATTCCAGGCTCTCTACCTGCCCAAATCAAATTCCTCTTTACTTACTTGCAACGAATGGAACCATTGCCTACGTCTGTCACCTTGGAAGTGTTACGGCAACCAGAACCAGAAACCGAATGGTGCCGACAAGAATTGTGCATCGACCTGAACTCATCGCGAAGAAATTGAGAAATCTCTCTCGACTTTTCAATCGACTTCTGTTCGGCCAAATACTTTTCCACCGGAACTCCGTTCACCGAGACTGTAACTTTTTCCATCTTCGTTCTCCTTTTTGAATGAGTGTGCTACCACCCCGAAAACAGCTATACAGGAACCCTAGATTGGCAGTATCCCGTACAGCAATAATTATAGGATACCCCTATTTTGATGTCAAGTACTTTTTTCTTGGCTAAGGGGTTGGGCCGGCTCCGTAGAGGGGGGGGGGTTTGGGAGCCAGGCTCGACTGACTCAGTAGCCTTGTTTTGGCTCATATTCTCAGCTTTACTAGCGGCTTCCAGTGTCGCAAGAGATTCCCACTTCTCATGTTCCGTCATTTCAGGAACATTTAGTATGCGACCACCACTACCTATAGCCTTCAAACCATCACGTACATTTTCTGCCTTCTGTAAAGTCAACGGCTGTCTCTTCGAACCAACATATTGGACAAACTCAGACGAAGTCACAATACCATTTACATCACGTGTTGTGTTCTCAATCTGAACCAGATAGCCACCTTTTTGTTTTACCTCTTTTGGACTACCAACCTGAGCAAACTTCGTCGAAGACTGTTTCTGTTTTGACGCTTTTCTAGACGACACTTTAGCGGACTTCTTCTTGCCAGATTTTTTCATCTTTCTTCCTCCTCAAAAATAAAGCTTCAATTCCACTTCTAACAACATAGAGTGCCTGCGGTACGGAAATGTTTGCTGGATCTACTTGAGCTATGTACAGATTTGGATTGCCCAACGGTGCAGCCCACCTAACCGCCAAGCAGGCAGGATAGAATTCTATCGTTGGCGTCGTCTGAGACGAAGCTAAATGGGCCATACCGTTATCGATGGTAACAAACATCCTACAATCGCGTAGCAACAAGGCTACATGATTTAACGATAGATTCAGATAGTACTCGTCTTCGGCGATAGGCAAAGGACAGTGGTCATCTTTTCCACCCAAAACACCAATCGACCCATAAGCTCTAAGCAGAGTTACTATCTGTAGCCAGTGTGGCCACTGAATCATTTTGTTAGGTGGATTACTCCTACCTAAGCTATCTTTCTGGTTCGAAGAACAACTCCTAGAAAACGGGCTAATGAGAATCAAATCTTTCTCATGCTCTTCCTCATCGGGAATGAAGATTGGCTTCAACGTTGGAGCGATGTAATCCGGGCCAAACAGAATCTGTCCTACAGCCTCTACAGCATGAAGCTTCTTAGCATCACCCAAGCTAAATGCTTTCCCGATGTCGAAATTGTGATAGAAGTCATACTTTGAACTGTCAGCGTCAAACAATACGTTCAAAGGAACACCAAAATGTCTATACACTTCAGCAACGTGATCAGGTAGCGTCAAGAGATCTATTTCGAAATCAGGATTCTTCTCGTGCCACTGCTGGAGAATAGGGGACGCAAACAGAGCGTCTCCTATCAGATTACAGCACTTGAATAAGGCTCTTTTCATCTAGCCTCTCTGTTCATTCCATTTCAACGAAACTAACTGAAACTGCAACTCATTCTATGTCAACGATACAAAGTCCCTAGTAACAATTCACTTCTACTATCCGGTACTCACACATCGTCCGAATGATGTTTTCTACTTCTCCTCAACCATCGGCCAGTTCGGGACTTGAATCATATGCGTATGCCCCTGATAGGCAATGACATATGGCGTCGGAGCCGGCTTGTTGAAAGTCGATTCATAGGCAACCGTGAACCAGTGAGATAGAAAAATCTTCACGGCGTATCGTTTGGCACGCTCATGGATTCTACCATCAGGAAGAAACCCTTCGATATAGGCTTTGTACGCTTCAGTCTTCTTTCCGATTTTGAACTTTGCCAGTTTGTCAGCAGCTAGGTGGGCATACTCCTTACGTTTGTTCTTCTCAGTCTCCCACTCTTTACGAGCGGTATACAATTTTCCGTAAAAGTCATTTGGATTGTTGTGGACTTTTACAAACGACTCTCCCAGCTTCCAACAGAGAGTTTTGAGGGCGGCATTCCAAGGCCGTTTCTCACCCTTGTTCCAAACATCAGTAGGATCAAGACCGGCAAATCGCCAAATCTGGCCGGCAGTTGCAATGGGTTGCTTACCACAACCCATTTTTTCGTGAGGCTTCTTCTCTGAACAAGCGTCTTCTTTCGGATCGAGTTTTGCTACCTGACAACGCCAAGGATACATATCAATATGCGCAAGCAAGCCGGCAGAAATCACTGGCCCTATTCCACAAATGGACTTTGACCAACGACCGACTACTTTCGTTTCGGAGTAAGCGTCAAGAGCACGCCTCATCTGCATTTCAAGAGTCTCGGCGTTTTCATTGAACCAACGCAACACAGCATTCGGTTCGTTTGATTTCCTCAGAGCGATAATCTGGTTCCCTGATGCGACTCTGTACCCTTGCAACGAGTAATACCCGTCGACAAGAAATCTTGCTTCCTTGTCGGTCAAGGTAATAGCCGCTTTCTTGATGTCAGCTGTCAACTTACTTACCGGATCGAAACCTTCAACCGGTGCAACTGTAGTGCTTCTCATTTACTATCATCTCCTTCGTTCAATTTTTACTTGGCCCACGTTCTCCGAATTTCTAGGGATGACCAAGAGACTAGAGAGAACGAAAGATGCTAATCTCTTGTCCACAAGGGCGAGGTAGCAACTCCCCGTGTGTTAGGTCATCCCATCCCGTACAAAATCAAACTCGATATTTGTTTTTATGAGCACTTTTCTTCTGTCGTCCGATATGCCAACCAAGGCAATACTTACAGGAATAAACGACTCTATCAACAACTACACCTTCCAAAATATTTTGTTCCACCGCAGAACGTAGATGGGCTTGTGCTGCAACCCTAGATTTGTGACGATGCTTCCCTGTCTCAAGGCACAGTTTGCTTTCGGCTACTTGGCTCATACAGCCCTTCTCCAGAGAGAAGAAACTTCCCAAATACGTCCCGGAATCCTCATGCAAGCAGGACCCTTCTCGGTCACTTCAGAAAGATTTGTGGTGGGTGTGTAAAAGTCAGTCTGATCTTGTACAAAAGTTATGTTTGCTAGAGACTTAACCCGCCCATCGAGTTTGAAAATTTCTCTAGCTTCTTCTTCATTCTCAGCAAACACCCAACAACCCATGCGGGCTTTATTTGACAACCTGAAAAGTCTGAGACTCATACAGCCGCCTGTTCTTGTGTCAGTATCATTCTCACACCGTCACCCAACCACTCGAAAGTACCCCAATTGAATCGCTTGACATCTTTCCCGAGATTGACCAAACGACCCTTTGGGTCAGCAGCAGGAACTCCCTGCAGGATATCGGTTATTTTGTGGAGATGCCCGTCTCTCAGCTTATTGTAAAGCAATGCCATAGTGGAGGCGGCATCATACCTTCCAGCCACTTTAGGAGCACTACTACGACGAATAGGCGTCCGCTGTGGCGCTCCCTGCCGAGGAGCCTTAGGCTGGGTAGATGCCGGCTGAGGCTGTTGTATTAAACCATGTTCAGCCGTAGCGCCAGGCCGTACCAAACGGTTGGCGTTCGGCATGGTTCCATAATGTTTGACGAAGTTCTTCATCAAACGACTCTGCGCAGCGATATACTTCTCAGCGTTGACTTGAAAGCCACCAACACCGTTCGATTCGAAAGCCAAGCAACGAGACATCATATCGAGCTCGGCAACGAAAGCAGAAAGCATACCCTGACGCTTTATCGTTTCCACAACTTGTTTGGCGCCTTCACGATTGTAGATAATCTCAAACGAAGATGGCACCAGCTGGCGTGTCTTGGGCCCATCGAAAACAAGCATCCGTACTTCGCCACCGCCAGCAACAGCCAGTTCAGATAAAAGGTTTCCGTACTGATTCGCAGCAACTTGTTGGCGCTGTTCGAGTTTCTGTTTCTTCGCTTCAAGCTCAGTATAATACTTGTCTACTGAAACAGGTTTGACTATACTACAAGCTTTCTCATAGTTCCGTACGGACATCAAGAAAGCGGTTTCCTTCTCTCCCTCCATAGTTGCTGATATCCCGACCTTTCTACTCTTTACAGCAATTTCTATGGCTCTGACGATTTTCGGATCGAGAGGCTGGCCCTTGTTTCTAGACAACATCCACACCTGTGCAGAATCGAACCACTGCAATGCAGAAGCCAAAGAATTGATGCGATTTGAAGTAGACAACGTCACCAAACCTTTATACAGCTCCCGTAAAGCCTTGCCTTGTGGCCGCTGAGGCTTCGGCGGTTTAGGGATTGGTGGCGCCGACGTTCTATTTCTTCTAGCCATTTGCTACCTCCACAGTCTTACAAGTTTTTCGGTACAACACTGCATGCGCAAATCTTTCACATGTTGCGACATTTAATCGTAGTCTACGAATCTTTCTTATAACACGAAACAAACATAAAGCACAAATCTTTCTCTTGACACGAAACAAACGAAATCAGCAAATCTTTCTACCACCAACGATACATCACACATGCGCCGAATCTCTAATTGGCATATTGGAAGTACTTCTTCAAATCCTCCATCTTTAGAAGTTCTTCCGGCTTGTGCCAATGGCCTCCTGTAACAGTTCGGCCATCATCCACCGTAGAACAACACATACACCTTTGTAGGTCTAAGGGAGTGGACTACACCAATCCACTCCCGCCACAGAACCTGTTCGCCCTTCTTGAAAGTATGCGTCATAGCTAGTCTCTCTTATTATACAAAACTAACTAGCCCTTCCAAGGAAGCATTGGTCGATTGGAAACAGCAAGGAACTTTGTTTCGAAGTCATCAACGGTATTGACTTCGGTATACTCACCGCCTGTCTTTTCGCAAACCAACCTGATGGCGTCAATCTTTTCTTTGTAGAGACGATTGTCGTCTTGTGAATCGTCATGCCCCTTTACAAAGATGAAATCAACAACGATTCCCAGTTCTTGCAAATTTGACAGATGACCCGTCATGAGATCTGAATCGTTATCGAACCCATCAGTCACCAAAACAACATGATGGCATCGAACTTGTGACGGACGTTTCTTGAACTCACCAATCACTGTTCTCATGGCAGTAAAGATTCTGGTATTACCGCCCTGAGCATCAAGACTTTCAACACCGTTCAGAACTTCTTCTTTGCCAGCACCTCGAGCAAAAACAGAAGCGGATTCGGCAAAACCAAAAACCATGACATTGGCATCAGGATACTTTTCGAATCGATTCTCGACAAACCCCCTAGCCGCATCTTTTACAGCTTGAATCTTCGACTTACCGGAACTGCCGTAAGGGTTATACGTTTTCGGCAGTTTGATTTTGAACTCATCGGCAAGGTCAGCATCAACAATCAGACGCTTGAGTTCTTCATCGTCAAAAGGAATGGAGTCAAAGAGCGGCTCGGCATCAAGCACGTCATCGAACTCATCTTCTTCTCCTTCATCAACATCACAATCTTTCTGTGCTTCAAGATACTCTTGCATGGCTTTACGGAACTTTTTCAAAAGCTCTGCATCCCACTCATACAAAGATGGACTATCAGACATCGGCATCCGGCTGTCCATCGACCCGCTGTTGTCAAAAAGATAAACCAACTTCCCGTAACGCTCATACAAATCATCTCCGCCGATACCCACACCAGCGTTATGAGCGATAGTTTCAAAATCTTCTTTGTGTTGTACTGTCGGCGTTCCAGAACTGACGATTGGCAAAGCCTCAGGATCGATTAGATTCTTCACTTCTTTCTCATTCGACATCGTTCGCTACCTCTCTTTTCAAAATTTTTCGTTCTATTGAACTGACCCAACTACTTAACTACTTTTCGTCCTTCCTACTTTACAGATTTTTTCAAAGCATTCAATGCCTTAACAACTTTGTTCTCACAAGGTTTACAAACATCAAAGGCCAAAGACATATCATCTTTCTCGGCATCGTAGACTTCAACCGTATTTCTATCCTTCATTTCTTTACTGCATATGTCACAAAATACTTTTTCCATCGGTCTATTTTCCTTTCCTTTTAAAGGATATAGGGCTGCCCGTTTTGGAGCAGCCCTATGGGATACCAATAACAGCCTACTCTAACTACTAAAGGCGGTATCCCGTACACGAATAATTATAGGTTAAACCTATTTTCATGTCAAGTACTATTTTCAGCTAGGCAGCCTTATCTTCTTCGGCCTCAGTTTCACCATACTTTTCAGATGGGGATTCGATGGGGTCGAGATAACCCAACTTTACAAGACGAATGTAAGTTGCCACAGCCCTCGCCATTACAGTATCATCATGGCAGCCAGCTTGTGCTTGTGGCTTCCCGGTTTTCTTATCACGCACAAAAACAAGTGCTTCATCAACAAACGTAGTATCGTGAATCAGCTCAGGAACGTCTCTGACCCATGCGGCACATTTATTCAGAGCGATTGGTCGTGTACGTTGGTTTGTGGGGAACCCAGCAACTTCAACTACCTGCTTTCTCTCCCTGAACCATTCCTTGTGATAGTAAATGTTCCCGTACATACATTGCCTTTGAACTACCAACAGCACCGTTCCACCATGATTGTTTCTCTCAATACCAAGCAAGGCATTGTTGTACTCTCTAGCTATATCAACCAACTCTACACCGTAATCTTCAGGTGGAAGTTTTGAACGATAGGCAGCCATCTCTTCACCAGTCTCTTCATCAAGAACAACTGCAGCATTAAAGTCAGAATTACCTTCTGATACTTCTTTACCTTCACAACAATCAGCACCGATTACATACCTTCTGCCCTTCACTCTGCGCTTGTAAACAACATAATCACCATTACCATGAACTTCAATAGGCTTCTGGTTCATCAGTTCCAGTTTCTTTCTAGCCAAAATATCTCTCTCAAAGAAACCAGACCCTGTCGTCAAAAAGCACAGCATGTCATCCTCGGGATATTTTTCAGGAAAATTATGACGTAGTGAGATTACCTTTCCTCTTCGCCATGACAATTGGCCCAAAGTCAGATTGGCTTGCTTGACTAACTCTTTCTCTCTATCATCAAGCTCGGAATAGGTCAGCTTCGTATTTCGCTCTTCATACTCCTCCATGAACCACCACTGGTAAAAATGCGGTACGAACTCGCCACCGTTTTTGGCTCTCTGCCACTCTTCAAAGAAATAACCACCCATACCATTAGCCGTACATTCAATGTCAACTGTACCTTCACTGTGAACAGATTCTTTCACGTTGGCCATAGCCTCTTCAGGACTATGGAGTGGCCCGACTTTCCACCTCGACATCTCCGTACAGACAAGATGGCTAATACCCGGTAACCCTTGACCCACCTCAGGATTCTCGGAAGTATTGTGCGTTACAGCAAATGGCAATCTGTACAAATGTTCTGGGTTCTCTACCGTCAAATCCCAAAACTTCTTACAAAAAGTTTTCGAAACTGATTTCAACCTAAAATAAACAAACTGTTCATCTTCAAACCAATATTTTGGCGATGGTTGAACTTTCTTTTTAGAGACATAAGACTTATAACTATACTTTCCACTAAGCCTCTTACCACCTACAAGCGACATCAACCTATCCATCGAAACGCCAATTATTCTAACTTCAAACCTATTCGGATACATACGAGCAATATGTCCGTCAGGCATAACTACTTCTCTGCGCCTTAACTTCTGATAAAGTAATCCGATTCCACCAAGACCAAGAGCTATAGCCACATCTCTCATAACTACTGCTACACGAGAAAGAATAGAAACTCCTGTTACGCTTCTTCCTCTACAACCAACTCCCCCATCTCCGCAAAGCCATCCTTCAAGAAACCCGATAGCAAAATCTTTTGGCGAATCCCATATCCAGTCAGGAACATGTTTGTTTTTTTTGCAACCAATATTCTGTTTTAACCACTCAGTAAACACCTTTCCAGTACAGCTGAAAATTATCTTCTTTGGCCCACGATGATATCTATAAGTTTTCACACCAACCAGATAAGGTCGAAATGCTTTAGCTGCCCTCTTAAACAAGGCAATCTCACTTTCTCCAGCTAGACAAAATCCAAAACCAATTGGTCTATTCGCATTCATTGTTCCTTCTGCCAAATACAAACCACAAGCAAAACCAGTTTCTCTATTAAGCTCAAAGTCTTCTTTCACCCTAACTGGCTGAGAACCACTACCACTTCCAGGCAAACGTTGTAGCTGATTTAATTTTAAACACTTAACAATTCCAGTAAACTTCTTCTTGGGTATAGCCAAAAAATCTTTTTCGACTAACAAATCTTTAGCCTTAACCAAACCTCGCTGAGTCAAGAACTTATGATTTGGACTACAAATTACATCAAAACCTGTGTGATGTCTAACTTCTACTCTATAAGCCTGACCTTTATATTGATGGTCTTCAGCATCTTTCGAACCAACCCAACTAACTCTCGTCTTGTAGCCCTTAGAAGACGACACCCAATCTCCTACTTTAACTTCACATATTTTCTTCAACTCACCATCACCCATCTGTACAAAAGTATTTGGACCAAGACAATCGACAAGTATCCGACTATCGAGAAAATCAAACACCAGCTCATGTCGTGGAGAATACTGAGTGTGTAACAAATTCCTATGAAGCTCTTCAGCGATATCGTTCAGATGAGACATGCCCATCGGCAGATGCTGCATGAAATGTTTATGGGCACGCGACAGAATAGCGAAATGTTGCAAGCCGTAAGACTTCGTCTGAGAAATCAACAACGACGAAGTCCCCATCTCGAGTATTGTTGGCAGATACAAACGACGGATGATGTGGTACGTCGTAGCGCCAATCTGACGAGGCTTCAGAGTGATATTCCGCTTCGTAAACGTCTTCTCCATATCTTTGTTGATACGGTGGTACGTATACGGAACAAGTCTGGTATTTACGATTTTTCCGGAAATAGTTCTCTGGACAGGTTTCTTTAGAAGGATACTAACAAAAAATCGACAAAAGACTTCAGGGCCCCAGGCTTTCCAGAGTATGTTAAGAGCTTCCAACTGCTCTCGGCACAATACTGGGTCTGGTTTGTTTAGCGTCTTCGTTTTGCTTACAAAGCCCGCAGGGGCTGTAGCCATCTAAGCCCCCGACAAAGTTTTGCATGATAAATTTTTTGGAATGACATCGTACTTACTAAGTATGCTTTTAACAACTTCATCGACTTGCAACAAAACTCGTTCACCAAACAAAGCATGCAATTCGTCTTCTATTTTCTCTCTATCGTACGTGACGATCGCTACAATCATGTGCTCTTTCAGAATCCTGTACTCGCCAATTCCCATATCTAATGGTGGCACAGGAATACCTTCCCAATGCTGAAACAAGATATGGTCATTTACTTTACAAGCTGGTTCGACCCAATAACGTTTACAGACCCAATCAGGCTCACTTTCTGTTTGTTTGTAACTATTCTTTATCCACTCATCAACTGTATACGACTCATAAACAGCAAGCACAACAGCCTCATACAATGGTTTGTTCTGTTTTCCCGGGCCATCCAAGTCTGGTATTATGACATTTCCAGATCTCTGCTCTTTCGGCAAAACCCGTACAAGATAGGTGTTTTTTAGCAAACCTACAGATACACCACATTCGTCGTAAGCCTTCCTGACCAATTCTGCTATCTTATTCTTCAAATCTACTTGGCGTGTTCTATACAACGACATCCTTCACCTCACATGAATTTCTTTTTATCAACATTCGATGGTGGCAGAATAATGTTTGATTCTTGCTCTTTTTCTACAACGATAGGATACCAAGCAAAATTAACATTCACTGCGGCCTGCTTATTTATAGCAAACAAAAACGTCTGCCCACAATGATTACAAACATCAGGCTTCGGGTGGGCAAAAAACACAGCAGAAACAAATTTTCCGTTTACAACCTCAAAGGCAGGAAGCTCGACAAGGACTTCTTTCTTACAATTCGTACAAGTGAAAATACGTGTCTCTGTAGCCATATCAACGAACACTCCAAATCTTATGCATCTGGCTGGAGATACGCCAAAGAGAATGTCTCTTCTGGAGCCCCAAAACTTTTCCCATATTCCGTGCGTGTATCGACTTCTCACCATTGATCGGCTGAATCCAAACAATAGTCCCAACTTTATCTTGCCACTTGCCCACTGGAAGTTTACTTTCATCAAAATCATCATCCACCAAAAGCTTAACTTCATCAGCCAAGTCTAGAACATCAGGCAATACTCCCAGCTTTGGGCTTACTGTCAACCAAATTATTCCGTTTTCTATACATTCAGCAATATATGACGACAAAGAAACAGTACCAGACGTCTCTATATGGATAAACGGACCATACACTTTCGCATTAGTCTGTCGAGCAATAAGAAACGCAATCAATGGCGACAAATCATGAATTAATGGCTCACCACCAGTTATACAAACATGAACAACATCATCTGGAATTTGCTTCATGATGTCTTTTAAACTCATTACACTCTTTGTTCTAAAATCTGTATCACAACAAAACGCCCTTCCGTCATACGTCGTGCATTGCTCAAGATAAACCGGAAAATCAGTATCATGATACATTTCTGTTGGAAACTTTTTTCCAACAGAACAGCCAGCGAGACGAATAAATGTCATCAAAGTTCCGGTATACAACCCTTCACCCTGCGGTGAGGTGAAAATCTCAGCTACCGGATACTTCTTGTCACTAATCTTTAAGGATGTTTCGACGTTTTCTTGTAACTCGTTCACGAATCGCCTCCATTACTTCTTTCACTTTCTTTTTCATACCCGAAGCTCTAAACATACCAGAACCCAAATCATCAACAACTTTTCTCACTACTTCTTCCTGACTTTCCTCTTTGGCCATAAGAGTTTGAATCTCTTCAGGCGTCATACCATCATTATACAATTTATCGCATCTGGAATGTACAGCAGTTGAGAAGCCCTGATACCGATTCCTCATTATCGGACGCTCGCACAAACTACAAACAATGGTTATGCTTCCATCTGAATTAAGCGCTCGCCCGCCCGGTCGGTAGAAGGAAGGGTTGTCAGTGAACGCCATTTGTTCCCCCTCTTTGAGAGCTCGCCTATGAATCTATCAAGCGTCGAAGCCAAAAACTCCGGTGCCACCTGTTCTATCTCGGCTGGAATCACTTTGTACATGGAATTAGACCACTTCGCGCCCCACTCTCTATACACAAGACTCTTTTCAGGATAGATTTCCAGTACGGGTTTTTGCATCGAAGCAGCGAGCAAAGAATAACCACCTACAACGCCAAAAACAAAAGCAGCAGAGCTCAGTTCTTCATAAGCAACGTCCACTGGCGTATCCGATGGCATTTCAAAAAGGTGTGCACCAGCAAAAGCTTTCTCAAAAATATACCTGTTTTTGTTGAACGGATACTGGTAATCAAGCCCCTTGTAATCCATAACTGAACGCTGTACGAACACAATCTTCAAATCGTCGTAAGTCAGCTTCTGTCCTATTGTAGGCAGGAACGCGCCGGAATTGGCACCGCAAGATATCCCATAACAAACCACAGCATGAAGCTTCGCTACACACCCAATCCTGATAGCTTTCTCTCTGTCAAAAGCTATCACTACGTCAAACAAATCTAGACTCTCTCTATCTACACTACAACAAATATTGGAAAGTGGAAACGCCATCTTGGCGAGAAACTTGTACTCTTCTTTACAAACAACAACACACTCAGACATTCTATCCAACTTCCACTCACCATACATAAGGTATGTCTGTCCCACAGGAAGAGCCCACAGAAAATCTTCGAAATACTCGGGCATGATAATCAGAACTTTGTCTTTACCTATCACCTACCAACTCCTTCAGCTTTCTGCATATTTTCATGAAAGCACAAAGGACAATACACCACTTCTTTTCTTTCGGTTATCTCAACGCCATCTTTATCATATCTACCCGTACCTATATCCATCTTCTCGGAAAACCGTATCAGAGAGCTTGCTGAAATGAAACCATGCTTTGGGCACAAATGCATATCTTGACGTGGTGCGCCTTTTACTTCGGTATATGAATCGAACCACAACCAGCCCACATAGACCAGAACAATAATCGATACGACTATGACTAACCAAACTAAATCTTTCAAACCAAACCAGAAAATAAGCTGTGCCATTTCTTACTCACAATCTCAGCATTGAATTTCTCTCCGACTACACGCATCTCTTTCCCAACGACTTCACGCAAGCCATAATCAGAAGCTATAGCAACTAATTTCTTTTCCCAATCATTCGTACTATCGCACAAACAATGTCTAACTAACAACTGGCTATGCTTACAAAAACTCTCATAAGCAGGAGACGACGATGAAACCAGACATGGAATACTCATTGCAGCTGCTTCTAACATCTTTATATTGGACTTTGAATCATTGAACTTATTATCGTCAAGTGGCGCTATCGAAGCGTCCCATTGCCAAGAAGCCCACCGGAGGGGAAATTCAGCAATCGGTACGAAATCTCTTTGCCTTACCCTAGGATGATTCTTAAGAACATCAGGCGGTGGCAAACCAACAAACTCAAAGTAAAGGTTCTCAACACGCTCAAGAATTTTAGGTATCAGATTGAACACTCTTCCTACATCGCCCAGATGGGTATTCGTTCCAGCCCAGCCAATAACAACTTTTCCTTCTCTCTTCTTTCTGTACTCTTCTGGAACAGGCGACATCCAAGTAAAGTCCATCGAATTGTTAATCACCTCTATAGGCGGCATCTTCTTGGTATGTTTGTTCTTCGACAAAGCCTTGAAAACAGCAATCCTAAGTGGCTCCGTCGAGACAGTAATTACATCACACTCTACAGCACAAAAACGAAAACCACTCTCCATCTGCCGAAAAATCCTATGAGCAGGATTGTAGGTAGGTACCGACCATAGATTATCATCCAAATCGTAAACTATTTTCATGCCCGATTTCTTCATGTGTATTATCGCGTCGTAGTTTTCTCTTGTACAAAGACGCTGCACAGCGACTACACGACAATGAGAAAACGGCGACATATCCAGAGCACCTTCTCGGAAGTGAAACATCGAATTCGGAGTATGCAAATGCGGTATGAAAAATCGATAAAGGGCACATGCATCGACTAATCGATGCCGGAAGAAAAGCAACTGCTGGCAGCATCGTCATTGCACCTTCCTTCCTATCACAGAGACCTTTTGACGCGCATCCAGAACACCTATGTCCTGTAGGTCTTTCCCAAAAAGCACTTTCAACTTCAAACCATAATTGGTGCGAAGCGCTGAAATACGTTCTTCATGCAAACTACCTTTAGGCATCAAGTCCTCGGTATCGCTTTGCGAAGTCTTCCACCACAATTTTTACAAGAAACAGCCAGCTCTGTTCCAACTCTAACTGGATTACTCACAGGCTGTCTACAAACCGAACAAACATATTCTAGTTCGGCTTTGAGATCACCAACAAGTTTTCCATGTCCAGTATCTGTTCGATTACTTTTTTCACCGTCTCCCATTTTAGCTCCCCATTCCCACAACCCGGTCTGGGCAAAACAAACGTCGTATGTGGATTGGCCAAAACTATCCTTCGCAAATCCGAAGCAGACTTCTTTATCAACTTCAAGTCCGCCGTCTCCCACCAGTTATGCTTTACAGGAAACGTCAGTAGTCTGATTTTTTTGTTTTCTCGATACGGATAAATCTTATTTCCACTTCTTAAAACAACCGAACCCAGACCCTTCGAAAGCCCAAATATTCTCTGCTTAGCTTCAAGAGCACAACCACGACCCATGACAAGATGTCCATCCGATCGCACTGTACCATTCGTAGTTACTAAAATCACAGTCTTTGGTTTCTTCCAATAGTGCCACAAGTTCCCAACAACCTCACGCATAAAGCATACGCCTCTTTAATGTATACTCTCTTTCTCTTTACCCGGAATCTCGGGATTAAAGTCAAGCGAGTCAATGTACATTTGCAAGGATGCCGCTTCAGTCATGTACTGCGTATAGATATCCAAACTAGTAGAGGCTAACTTACTCAGTCTCTGAATCTTTTCTCTAGCAAGACCCAAATCGGTTATGACTCTCTCTTGTCGCGGGGCCCGCCACTGATTTCCTTCTGATGGATCTTCCAACATCCTCAAATCGGCTGTTCGACCAGAATCCCAAACAGCCCACGTCTTGGCTGTCTCGGAAACTCGCACAATCAGCCTATCCATACCAGACAACGGCAACCTTAATTCATGTGCAATATGCAAAGCAATATTCTCAGCAGAAGGATACTGTATGTAGAAATTCAAGTGCTGATGGTCAAATCTATCTACGATTGGTTCTACTAACTTAGACAAATCGGCATAGTCCAGAACAAACTGACTGTCTTTACGAACATCACCCTCTACTTCTACCTGTATACGCCAACTGTGACCATGCAATCTTGAACATTTACCGTGATGGCGTAACAGAATGTGACTTGCCTCAAAACCAAACTCCTTCGATATCTTCATTCTATTCAACTTCCTTTCAGTGGCTTGAACATAAGTCTGTTCTTCGTACTTAGTGAAACATCAACTACAGATGGGGCCCATATTTTTCTAGTACCAGCAGGATTCCAGAACTTACCCCAGCCTATAAGCCAAATTCTATTCTTAGCATCCAACCACACTTTGACAACAGGCAACTTCCGTAGTAACTCGATATGATCGTCGGTGAAATTCACATGCGTGGTCTGAATCGCCAAAACACCGAACTTATCAGTTCGAATAGCAACTATGTCAGCAAAACCAAACATGTCTTGCCTTATCTTTATAAACGAATTGAACTTCTCGACCTTGGCAACAAGATAGCCCAACTTCCTCAACCAGGCCATCGACCTTGCAGCAGTATTTCCGACTTTTCTTTTCTTTTTCAATTCGCCAACTCTCTGTTAACTTGACCAACAGACTTCTTCTGGCATGTACAATCAGAATGTGTTAGATGATATTTCCGCCACAAGTCTTCATCAGCTTCAGTCATAACAGATTTCAACTCGCCGTTCACATCAGCTGAGCCCTCTTTATGATTACGACGATTACACTCGTCTTGTGCTGCCTCTTCAGTTAGATATCTAACGCCTTCAGTGACGACCCATATACCATAGTCGTCGCAAACATCATACAACATAAAAGCACCTTATCCCTTATTGTACAAAATTCACTCAAGATTCGCTTCTACGGCTTTGAACTCATTTCCATCCTCATCAACTACAAGATGGCGTACCAAACCCATAGCTGTCTTATCAACAGAGCACTCAACCACAGTGACCTTGACGTGACGGGATGTATGCCAATACCTCCCACCCCTACGAATCCTGGTAAGCTCTCTGGGCATCTTACTACGAATCTCTTTAGCAGCAACGGAGGCTCTAATACTTGCGGCTTGAGCTGAATTTTCTTCGACGGTACCAGATGTCCCAGCAATCATCGAGTGACCATGCGAACTAGCAATCATCTTTATGGCATCCTGACCCTGAGACAACAAAGTCCCAATGGTGGTATGCTGCAAAGGCGGAAGATATTCTCTTTTTCTGGGTTGATCTTTTACCTCACCCATCGACTAGACCCTCCTTAAAAACATAATCGGAGCGGATAACTTTTCTTCGACTATCCGCTCCGACAACAAAACAAACTCACTTCGAAGACGTCGGAGTAGCCGAAGGAGCAGCAGAAGCATTTGCAGCAGGATGCATATACGCTTGTACCGACGGTAGAAAATTCTTAATGTCGCTCACAAGCTGTTGGTCAAGTGCTAACGACCCTGCCGGAGTATTGATAGTAACAGCCGTTGCAGCGGCGCCTGCATCAGAAACGGCTTTAGCAACATACCCATACACATCCAAAAGATGTGCTTCAAACGTCCCACTTCCCGGAACAACCATGTCGCTGACAGCTTCAATCGTTGGAGCAATGGTATTGATAGCTGTCGCAATTTTTGGAGCTGTTGCGACAGCCAAACCAAGACCATGCTTGATAGCATGACCGATTTTCAAAAGCCAAGTACCGGCCTTTGACCACCAACTAGCATGAACAACAGGTGCAGCCGGTATTGTGGATTGTTGCCCCACAGCTACATTTGGGGATATTACAGTTGTACTCATTCTATTCTCCTCGTTTTTCTTTTTCTACTTGTGGGTGCCGTAGTAAATCTGGACAGCCTGAGACGTCACCCCAAGAAGCTTTTCGGCAATCGCCCGTATAAATGGTACAGGCTTCAAGGCATCACGTAGTCTTTGTAATAGCAGCTGCGAGGCCGTGTCAAGATTAGCCGTTACTCCTTCCAAATCCTTTACTGCTTTCTCTGCATCACCACTCATCACAGCAGCGTTTATAATCAGTTCACGGATGTGCTCATCTCCAGCAATCTGGGCAAAAGAAGCACTACCATCAGCCAGATTCTTCAGAGTAGGTTGCAGCTCGTCCATGGTTTGGACAAATTTCTGTGCGACTTGTAATTCAAGCTTATCCAAATCTTTCAAATTCGTAGCTACCTGTGGAACCAAAACATCGTTGACGCTGTAATTCAAACGAGGCAACATACCCGGATGTCCCGGCCTCCCATTCAGATTCAAATCAGTCGCACCGATCAAATGTTTCAAATCAACAGTCGTCTTTTGAACCTCCCTAAGCTCAGCATCAGACCTTTCTTTTGTGGCAATCGCAGCGTCATTGAAATTCGTCATAGCAGTATTGATACCGGAAAAAGTCGTTTGAATGGAAATACGACTGTCTTTCAGAACAAGACGTGCTTCGAGAAGCAACGAGACAGCAGCAGCAGTAAAAGCAACCAGACAGAAAGATCTGATTATCTGTGGCCACAAAGCATTTGATTTTTTTTCAACCATTGTAACCCTCGCGACCTTCGGTACACTCTCGTCTAAACTAAGTCATTCACAGACTTCGAAACTATCCTACCAGTCAATTCATTCGAGCCACGCGATACACTCCCACTTAACAAATTCATTCATGTATTACGATACTAACATACATAACGACTAACCAGAAATTTCTCCTTTCTCGGCATCACCAATTTTAACAGAAGCTAGTCGTCCTAAGTTATAACCCCACGACTGTCCTCCGTAATGACCAACCGCAGATTTGAATGCTGCAATCGTAGCATACCCCATCCGGTTAATGTCATACGACAGAAACCTGTCGGAATTGATATGCAACATATCGTGCCTCGTTTCATCGAGATACCATCCAGGCGTACCCCTTCTATTGGCTACTTCTGAAATGATAGCCATGTCAAGCAGTATACAATGACCTGTAACATATCCAGGCTCATTGTATTCAGCCCAACGACGCAACTCTTCACCTGACAAGACCGACCCGACAAGACCGACCCGTAACCCTTTAGCAATTCCATCATCCCAAACATCATACAACTCTTGTAACCAGCCAACATCAACGACACAATCAGAATTCAGAAGTACGGTTTTTTGCGTCCGTACCAACCTCAACCCCAAATTACTAGCTCTAGTAAACCACTTCTGTTGGCCCGTTCTAACGTACAAAGCAATCGACTGCCTCTGTAGTATACCAAGCATGTAAGCCGTTGTCTCTACATCAGACATATCATCGACGAGAATTAATCTAAAATTCTGCGTATGCTTAAAAATCCCTTCGACAAGAGGTTCTAGCAAATCTCTTCGACCATGCACAGGTATGACGATGTCCGTCTGTGGGTGTGTCATGTAGATACTCTTCGAACACGATTTGGATAAATACACGCATCTTTGAAAGCCTGAATATCTTTGCTGCGCCAAAGCTCAACAGCCACAAAAAATGGATTTCTACAAAGCACTTTTTTCATGGCAGTATAAATCTCTTTCACGTACTTCCACTTGTAAAGAACGGCAAGTGGACTAACCAGACTCTGTCTTTTCTTTTTCCCAACCAAAAACTGTTCAGCAGCCCACAACGGTGGATAATAAGAATACTCTTCTTCCAATCCATTGTTTGTAAGGGCTACCCACCGATTGAAGCAACTTATACATCTACCACAACTACCAACAGGATCATAGCATCCTATTGTTTTCATAAGCTGACTAACAAAATCTGGCGTGAACCCATAATCATCAGTCATAGTCTTAAAATACCACGACACCATCTCCGTCTTTGTCTTCGTAGCGAATGGCGTCCAAATTCGTATCTTTCTTTCTTTCTCAAAATACTTCTTATCATTATACTGAGCATTCAACAACTTTTCCATCTTAGTCACAAAACCCGAACGCTTATCGGGCGGCCCTTCATGATACAACATCCCAAAAACAAGATTGTCAGAAAAATAAGAACCGATCTGGAGTAGGAAGAGATTACGGAGTGGGAGGAAAGAATCGGCCTGCTCAAACTCACCAAAAGGCAGCTTGACAACTTTCAAATAGACGCCTAGATAGTCACACAAATTCTCTGCATGACGGAGTTCATTCTCAGCGTACTTATGACCAAAATCGACATACAAAGCCATCATAGTATCGAACTCTCTTCTAGCCCACAACAAATGAATCCAGCTATCCATACCTCCACTAAAAAACACAATAGCATCTCTCACTGTATTACCTCTGGCCACAATAGATCTTTTTTGAATTCAGGTTCAGGATGTGTCAACTTATCCCAAAACACATGCGTTACAAGCTGAGCTGAAAGAATAAACAACATCTTCTTTTCAAGAACACAAGCGGAAGCAAAAACTGTCAAGGCTGGAACGATGGTATGCATAAATCTGTGGCAAAACAAAACAGCGTTATGCTCATCGATGAACTTATTCGTTATCAAACTAACAGCCAGAAGATAAGGCAGGAAAATATCAGGCAGGAACTGGAACCAGTAGTGGCCACCAATGATGTAAGCAATACAGCAATGACCCAACAAGTCAACAATCCCCAACAACAACCTTGACGTAATCAAATGTCTGAATCTCATAACTTATTTTACAAAAACCACTACTTATCGAAAGTCACCAAATCAGAACCACCTTCAAAGTAACAACAAGCTTTTGGCTGTACGTGAACACCAAACTGACCACACCATGTAGGTCGTCCATCTTTATCCTGGCCTTCAGCAACAGAAGCATGACCACATCTGGGATAACAACCAAACCCTTTCGCTTTCGGCCTTTCGGAATACCCCGCTTCAGCTTGCGAGTATTTTATACCCATTGGCAAGGGATTGGATTCTGAGTCGGGAGTTCCTCTCCTGTAAAACATACAAGTCCCAACATCCATCTTCGTTTCGCCAGACACAATATAGCAGGCGTTGAGAGTATCCCAATCCATCACCATTCTATACAAACATGAACTACACAAGTACTCACCATCAGGATCAAATGTTGGCCCACTCTCGGCATAGAAGGCCATCTCGGCCATCAATTTTCTTTTTTCTTCTTCACTGTCGAAATTGTACTTATCAGGGCCCGGGTCTTTTATATCACCAACATCTACAGCCTTGTATGCAGCATTGAATGCCCTTCTAGCAAACCTTTCAGTCAACTTCGACAATGACAAAAAATCACTCATGCCGGTGGCAATCCTACTTGTGTAGTTCGTATTGGCAAAACATTCATAGACCCACCCGGAGCTGACCTCTTCAGAAGATGTTCTCTCATTCCTTGCTTTACATACTCGTTTCTTTTCGTTACATCCATGAACCTATCATCCGTCTCTTGCGGATCATCGGTTGGAACTCTCATCGGATTCTTCAGCGACGGCGGATGGAAAGTATTACGTGGGTCGATATGAGAAACACCAGCAGAAGGATTACCATCAGCATCACCGGCTTGAATCTTCTTTGGGCCACCGTTACCAGTATTCATTACTTTCTTCTTAAACTCTGACATCGACAAAGTCACCATCCCACCAAAGAACTTATCGGGCATATCGTAATGCTGATTGAAAGCTTTCCTTGCAGCCTTGGCAGAATCAAACCCGAGCATTACTTTCTGCTCATCTTCTTTTTTGAAATCCGGAACTTTTAGAATCGTGATGACGTATGCATTCTTAGCTTGTTCGTTTGGACCAATGAAGCAATCAACTCCTTGTCCGTCCATTCCTTTTGTTCCGGTTATTCTACCGTAGGGACACAACATCTTCGTTTCCCAAGGGCCGAAATGTTTGTCTACACCTTTTCTAACAGAACCTTTTGTATTCTCAATGGCAATCTTCAAGCCCTGAAAAACCATCCGATGGTGAATCGGATAGTCACTGGCGAAAAGCATTGTTGCCGAGTACAGGTTCATTTCTTTTCAACAGAAGCTGCCATCTCCAGAATAGGTTTCTCATACCAACCCCGCTTGACACGTGAAGCATGATTAGAGGAAAAAGCATCATGAAGTCTTTCATCGATAATGAGAAGATTACCCGGACAGTTATGACTACGATTGAAATCCATGTGATGTACTTCTTCATTCTTCCGCAAGCCACGACCCCAATACTTTTTCAAATTCCCATCAGAAACCAAACGATGTAGATATTTTCCTCTATGCTTCCCAGCACTTACAACTACATAACCATCTTTCGTCTCGTATAAACCACCCCGCCACTTCGGATGTGTTTCTCCCTTAGGGAATCGCATCTGGTTTAGGCTCCTGGGCGAATATGTCGGATGTATGCTTTATCCAAATCCTTCAACTTTCTAACCGTTCTAGATATATCATCATTCCACTCTATTGCCCTGTCATCGATATAGGCAACAGCGGACTGTTTCGTATTCGTTGGTTTTGCAAAACCGACGCCATTATCTACCAACCATTTCCCGACGATTTCAAGCTCCTGTCTAGCAGTTAACACAACGACGTAATAACCCATCTGATGTAACTTATGCAGAAGCTCTAGTCCTTCCGGTTTCGCTCTACCTATTGAGCCTCTGCCACGATAGCCATCATAAGACGCAATCACCCCATCAAAATCAACACACACTGTCGTATGTGGATGCCTATGCAAAGACGTCCGACTACTTTGTCTAGGATTGTTCTCAAGATCGTTCGGAAACTGAGTATGGCTCATATCTTGCGGATGGACTGACTGAGACATGGACAAAATTTTTGAGAGATTCATACCTTGTTCCACATCCTCTCAAGGCATTCCAATTGCTTATCCGATAAAGTAAATCCACGTTCCCACAAAGTACGCCACTCCGGTAATCGGTCTAACTCCCACGGTAACAATTTGTGACTGTTCTCTTCAAGACCATCAAAAATTTCTTCCAATCTATTTACATCGAGTGAGTGTGGCATTAGCTATTGTACCCCAACTAATTTTACAAAAAGCCAGCACGTGGCTCAACCGTTTCTTCAAGTACTAGGCTTAGGCAAAGACAGAAACTCATACACTTCCAGATTCCTTCCGGCAAAATGCTCAGCAGTTCTCTTTGCATTCCACAAAAGCTGATCCATATCCGTCGACGATGATTCTTTATCCAGCTTTGTATGGTGAGCTATATCAGAAGCTGAGGCATCGGCTCGTACTTTGGAAACAGCAACAGCACCAGGCGACATAAAGTCGCCAGAATTTAACAACCGTACTGTCTGCATCAAATTCATGTCAGTAACTATACCCACCCATTCTTCCACCCGGACTTCTACCAGTACCAGAGCGTCCGTAATTGGTCGGCATCAAAGTAGCTCCCCGTCCCGGACTCATGGTTGGATATCGCAACTGCCTCAGACTTCTTCTCGTTTCAGACCTCTCACGCATACCCGGGTCAGTAGTGGCAGCTCTTAATTTGGACTGCATCGAATTACGATTTTTCGAATGACGCTCACGTATCACCTGTACATCAGTAGAGCTATCAGCAAACATCTCAGGATGAACAAACTCGACGGTATCTTGTAGATTCATTTTTTACGTACCGTACTTTCTAATAGGAGCTTTATTTTCAGGAGGTGTGTCTGTACCGTTGTTACTTTTCGAACCACCCGGCGTCTGACCAGGCAAAGGCGTACGTGTTTCTAAATCAGGACTCATCGTCTTCAACAGAGCACCGAATGCACCACCAAAAGCAGTTCCTGTTACGAACTGCAATGCCATCATCAGAACGGCACTCGTTGGGTCGAGCTTGTTGTTAACAATAAGATCCAAGGCGTGATAGAAGAGTCTCATCGAGGCAGCAAAGAAATAAATCGTCAAAAACAAGCAGACAAGAATGTTTCCGCCTCGCGAGTTTGTCAGATTGACGAACATTTTCATAGAATGAACCTCAGGCTCACTCTTTAGTGCCTTTAGAAAAAGCCAAACAACAACAGGAACCAGAAAAAACAAAGTCTCTTTCCATCCGAACGTGTAATACTGCTCGCCTTCATGAACCTGCAACAACAAGGAAAGAAGCATAGCTAGACTCCTTCTTGACCAACCAACTGAATCCGATGAGCTCTCAATCTATCACCATTGTGTTCTAGCTGGAACTTTACTTGAACGCCTTCCTTTATGAATTCACGCTTGACCCTATCGAGAAACCTTAAATGGAAAAAGATGTCTTTTCCCATCCCCGCATCTATGAATCCATATCCCCTGTCAGCAAAAATCTTTCTCACACGACCATCAACCCATTCGGACATACAACAACTCCTTTTCTTAATGCCTAAAAACAGAACCCAAAAATATTCTCGTTATGTAAACAACAGGCTTAATAGCAACTCCAGCAGCTTCACGTGTCAAGGCAGTTATTACTTCGGAAGAATTCTGTTTTTGAATTATCTCTACTGCTTCTTCATCTTCCTGCAAAGTCCGTAAGTGCGGGTGTATCCAAAGCGGCATGTAAGTACCCCCTTCAAAGAATTCATTCTTTCTCAACTACAAACCACTACCTGTCCCTACACCACCAGTGCCTCCCGTAGTGTAGCGAGTTTCATTACCAAGCCTCTGCAAGTCTCTACTACGAAGAGCATCAACCACTTTATTCAAAGGTAATCTTTTTCCAAGCGGACCCTTCTGTCGATACTCAAACTCAGGCCCCAGATCTACTACCATCGCATAACGCTTCCCCATAGCAGCATCAGCAGCTTCATCTCTGTCGTCATGTCTGGAAACAATCAAACCATCAGTCGACATCACAACATAACGACCACTACCTGCTATCTTCCCGACATCTTGATCCAAAACATCTTTTCCCTCTTGAACAGCAGAACGCAATTCACGAAGGTGTGGATCTATCGTTCTATGAAGCTGTTGACGAATCTCATTCGCCTTCAAAGCCTTCTGTTCTAACCAGTTCTTAATCCACTCATCAGAAGAACGGGAATCGGACGGCCCCATCTGTCCAGATGATTCGGCTTGGATATCACCAGTTACGAATTTGATTGTCGTAGCAAGATTCATAATCAGCTTCCAATGGACATCTTTCTACGAAGCCTATCCACTTCTGAATCAACCATAATTTTAACCAACTGACTAAAAGATGTCTTAGATTTCCACCCCAGCTGCGTGTGAATCAGTAATGGGTTCGCTTTCAACTTCTTTATGTCGTTTTTCCTAGACAACCTCTCGTCACTGATAATCTTGTCAGAAAAATCAGAAAAGGAAAGGCCAGCGGCAGAAATGGTTTCTTGTAGAAACTCCTCGACGCTGTGGCACTCACCCGTACCAATTACATAGTCAACAGGATTGTCATTCTGGAGCATCTGATACATAGCAACAACATAATCTTTCGCATATCCCCAATCCCTCTGAGCTTCCATGTTGCCAAGTACTATCTTATCTTTATCGCCAAGAACCCATCGCGCGACATGCTTTGCAATCTTTTGTGTCACCATTTCAGAACCACGACGGGGGGATTCATGATTGAAACAAATTCCAGCAGCGACAAATAACCCAGCTTTCCTGTACACATCGCAAAGCAGATGTGCGGATAATTTCGAAGCACCATAAGGCGAGTTCGGAGAAAACGGAGTAGACTCATCAGCACAACCACCATGATTACCATACATCTCCGACGAACTAGCCTGATACACTCTTGTATCTGGTTTTATACGAAAGATAATCTCCAGTATTCTAGCCAGCCCACCAACGTTTACATCGAAAGTCAAATCAGGCCTTGACCAACTTACGGGAACGAAAACTTGCCCGGCAAAATTGTAAATCTCATCAGGCTTTGACTTCCAGATGGCTGACTCTAGAGAAGAAGCATCGCGTAGATCACCATACAAAAATTCAATCTGATGCATCAGATGATATGACTCACTAGTTACATTGGCAGAAGTCTGTGGGTCTCTTCTCGTCAGGCCAAAAACAGTATACCCATTTCCCAACAAATACTCAGCCAAGTAACTACCATCCTGACCAAGAACTCCAGTTATCAATGCAGTCTTCATTCTAGTTTAGCTCCTAACAGACAACTCACCGGTAGTGGGATTCATCATAACATCTCTCCAGCTAATCAATCTCGGATTAGGCAAAGGAACAAAAAGCTTACCTCCATTTTTCATCCACTCTTTTTCTCGCTTTAGGATAGTGGGCAAGAAATGATACGGTAACACAAAAAATACGGTAGCCTTCTTCCTAGCGTCTTCTTCACTTACAATAGGAATCCAACTACCAACCATCATACGACCATACTTGGATGGATCACGCTCAGCCACAGCCTGTATCATTGACGACACATCGCCAAGCAACTGAAGCAGAGACGTTCCTCTAGTGGAAGCACCATAAGCATAGATGGTTTCCTTATGAGAAAGTTCGTACAACTTTCTATGTATATCAACCGTCAAGCATTTCACCATAGTGGGGAAGCATGACAGAAGAGCATCCAACTCGGATATTTCATCAGAAACAATTTTATGTGCGCTACCATCGCCACGAGCTTCTTTACTCTTCAACGAAAGATAGATTCTAATACTACCACCATTGACATCATTTAACTCAGCAGCAAAGACGCTAAGACTCGTATCAGCAAGCAAACGCACAAACGAACGCAACGAATAGTAGCACAAGTGTTCATGACTGACATTGTCTATACATCTATTCTTAAGCATCGTCCCGAGATAATTCATCTGAACGACAAACACCCCATTCGGATCAAGTATGTTTGCTACCTGACGCAAGAATTCTTTGGGATTCTCCAAATCATAAAACATAGCACAAGCGGTAATCAACTTTGCTGGCTTAAACTTTTCAGGCTTTAGTTTTTTAAAAACATTGTTTCTATGCAGATAGCTGCGATAGGTACCGGCATTGAAATAGTCGCAAATGAATTCCCAACCACCTCTTTGCATACCCGGGCTCTGTATATTTTTTGCCGGATCGAAACCTATCTTACGAACTTTCTTGTCACCATAGTACTGAAACAAAGTCCCATCGTTGCATCCAATATCTACAACGATATCTCCTTCTTGTAAGTCAACATACCGCATCGACTTCTCAACAACATCACGCAAAGCAACACGCATCATTTCATTCGTACCACTCCTGTACCAGAAAGTATGAAACATTGCATCAGAATCTACAGAATGTTTCAACTGAACTAAACCACAAGCACTACAAACCATCAAAACAAGTGGAACTCTAGGCATATCCTCGCGGTTCTCTTCAAGTTTAGGAAACCGAACAACATACTGTTCACCACCATCCCACACTTCGTCCAGAGCGTTACTACAGCATCTACATCTAGTTACTTCGCTATAGATTGCCACAACTAATCTCCTACACCAACAAACTCCTGTGCATGTTCTGGTATTCCGGGAGCGACGTTTACGCCTATCGTTCCAGTATGCTCTACATAGCTCTTTTTTGTACACCACCTCTCACCCGGCCTATGATAAGCATGATGCAAATCCAGAGTGTTACCACCAGAAGGAACGGGCCACCTCTGTCCCTGTGTCCAAAGGATGCCCCACTCAGTCCATTCTTTTCTGGTAAAAGTCATACCATGACCACACAAAGACTTTACCAGTACATCATCATGTTCATCAAAACGAATGGTAGCATGATGCCTAACATGAGCAGAGCGATAAACCGACCATGCCTTCGCGTCCGGATGACGTAAAACAAGTGATTCCAATTCAACCAACCAGTTTGGATGAAACAAAGCATCATCGCCCATCCACACACAGTGACATACATCATGCTGCATAAAAAGCTTTTCAGTGCCCCAAGCCAAAGTCTGTTCAGTTCCGCCAATCTCAACTGGCTGCTCGACTATATGGATACTAAAAACCGGCGGATTATACAAAAGATGTGGCGACTTTCTCATCAAACTATCAGGATGTTCGATAATCAATAGCACGGGTTGCGCAACAGGTCTTATCGTTTTCGCAAGACTTTGGAAAGCAGCAACAGCCCAAACGAACCTCTGATGATTATAGCAATGCGTAGGCAACACAACACCAAATCTCATGGAATAACTCCTAACTTTCTAAGACCGTTTACAAATTTCAACTTACAACTCTCCGAACCAAAGCCATAGAAGCAAAAGAATAGTCGTTAACCAACCGACATTCTTCACTCCATACCCAATTCGAAACCCCGTCCAGCAAATAGAACCCCATGTCAGAACCTATTCTATGTAGATCGTCATAGATCCTGCCTGTAAACATCTTCCCAGCTCGCAGATTAGCGTGTCGGTAGTGGTCTTGTTCATCCTCAGCAAAATCAGTAGTGATAAAAACCAGACCGCCGGGCTTGACCATAGACAACAAATCTTTCCACGCTCGCATGTATTCGCCGATATGCTCCATCGTGGATATACAATTGACAACATCATAAACGTTCCTATCACTATCGAGTAACTCACACAAAGGACGTCTAGTAATAACTGCTTCACCCCACTTACGACTAGACTGTAGACGCTCAGCAAAATATGATTTCGCTTTAACTATCTGATTATTAAGCTTAACAGATTCATCCCCATACACCCACGGCTCATACATCGTTACATTGTGGCCACACATCAACATCAAAATTGGTGACAGACCTATACCACAACCAACATCAGCAACATTCAAAACACGGTCACCTGGCATATTTCCTAAATTTGGTACATTTCCCAAATCACACCATTTACTATATGCAGCCATCATCATCGTGTATTCCCATCGACGTGCGGGATGCTGCACAGGATCCCAACCGCCTAATGCTGTTTCAACTAGCTTAAGGTAAAATGTAAAACCCTCAAAATCTCGATCGTCAATATCTTCCATCACTTTTGAATAGATCATACAAGACTCTCAATCACTTCTTTATACATCTGACCCGTCTTCGACCACCCCATGTCAGAGAATATTCTATTCGGTACTCTAGCAACAGAAGGATTGGCTAGAATCTCTTCGGCATATTTATAGACTTGTTCCTCTGTATCAGCAAAATACAACTCGTCTTCATAAGGAAACAACGTCAGGAATTTCCTGTGACGAGACAAAATCACCGGCCTTCTGGCAGCAATACCCATCCGTACAGCACCCGATTGGCCATACTGATCATGAATCGACTGTGACTGAAACCAGAAAATATTCAGCAAGTGTTCGGAAAGGCATCTGATTACTTGTTCCTCAAGCAAAAAATTTCTGTCGACATGAAGGGCATTATATCTGGTCGTCCATCTATCTATTGCCCTGTTCCTATCAAACCCCGGATAAGGCGGACAAAAGATTCTAGCCTGCACTTTTAGATAGCGGGCAGCTTCCACAGTCACATCTGGCCTTTTCCAGTCAAACTGAAACCCAGCAGTCCCGATAATTGGAACAACTGAACCGTCCCATCGGTGAAGATCTCTACATTCAAGTATGCCATGCGGTATGAAATATAAATTAGGCTTCTTCTCGCCAGCAGTAACTACCTTCAACGGCTCATGTGCAACTACAGCATCAGAAGCGAGCAATATGTCGTCATCGCCTATGTGTACAGTCGAGTCATGGGAATTCTGATGCAACAAAATAACTTTAGCTCCATGAGTATGCTGCAAAAACCGCACATGCTCAGTACTGGTGGAAACTCTAGCGGGATGCCAATTGATAATCACCACATCGGGGTTCCCATGATTTGCAGTCCACAGAGCATTGTCGAGTATCTCTACGTCATACCAATGCTTCAAGGCATTCAACAGATTTCTAGCATAAGTGAAGTTACCACATTGTTCATCACGATTGCTTAATATGACAACTCTCAATAAACTTTCCCTCCAAAATTAATTCTTGCCCACTCTAAATGATCTGGACAAGCTACAACAGTTCCTACTACATCATAACACATCCGTACTTCAACCAAATTATCTATACGATAGCAACCTATCTTCACACACATACGTTCTGGAACCGGCTCAAATCTATTCCAATACTTTCTACGTCTTTTTTCTTTAAGCGCTATCAACAATCTAACAACCAAACCAATTAACGGTACACAGACAGTAATGACCCAATGTTTCTCAATCAGTTCTCTAAGCCAAGTCAAAGGGCTCATTTGAAAAACGCCACGTAAGTATCGACCAAAGCGATCCACAGCAAAGCTGCAAGCTCTACAATCATGAAGCTTAACATCAAAGACTTGTAGTTCTTATCGAACCAGTCTTTCATCATACACAGGACTCCGACTGTAAACCAGCGTCAATCACTCTTGGCCCAAAAGTTCCAATGTTCCCATGTAACCGTGTGCGGTCACGATTTCCAATCTCTCTATCAAACCAATCCCCAAGCTCTCGTCTAGCTCTGAGCAATTTATCTTTCGACAGGCTAGGTAGGGATAGGATAAGCTCCTCTTCAGTTCCTTCAAGCCCGAGCTGCCAGAACTTATCAAAACTCCCGTCTAGTATAGACACTCCAAATTTTTCAGGCTGATTCCACACCGCTGAGCCTGGGAACGGCTGAAAAATAGAGAATGTAACTGCATCCGGTCTAACACGATCCACCCACTCTTTCATTTCTTCAATCGACTCTTCAGTCTCACCCGGAAAGCCAATCATCAGAAACGCTCTTGCAAACATCCCAGCCTCCTGGCACATCTTTACACCAACTTCATTCGCTTCAGGAGTAGTACCTTTGTTCATGGCTTTCAACATTCTGGCACTTCCGTGCTCGATCCCAAAACCGAGTTCTGTGCAACCTCTTTCGGCCATGTAGTGGAACAGTTCTGCGTTTCGCAAGTTGACTCTGGTAGTTGCTCTCCACCGCATTCCATAGAATTGGAGAACGTCGGCAATTTCTCTGCATCTACTTTCTTTGATGGTAAAAGTGTCGTCCTGAATGCGTATGGCCTGTACACCGAGTTCCGCCAACATTTTGATTTGCGACGTAGTCTGCTCAATGGTTTCTTCACGGAGTTTCGTCCTCGCATCAGCACAGAAAGTGCACCCGAATGGACATCCCCTAGAGCTATAGAGAGAAGCTGTCATCAACTGATTAGCATTCAACTGCCTTCCATGAGCTGACGGACTAGACAAAGCGCCTTTCAAAAACCCAGACTTCCAAAGGTCAAACGCCGGCCCGGGGTTTTTAGTGACATCGGGAAGAGATGGAGCTGGCATTTGCTGTCGCCCAAACTGATCCCACCAGACGAGACCTGGGATAAACAATCTTCTAACGTCAAGCCCCCCGCCGATAGCTGTACAGAATTGTACGAAGGATTCTTCGCACTCGCCGTGCATGACATAATCAAAACCTTCAAAGTACTTGGCTTGACGAAAACGCTCATGAGGCCCCTCCATGATATGGGTAACATGAGTACCACCCAGCACTTTAACTTTCGCTGGCCAAGCTTTTGCCAACTGCTGACCCCAATGAACGTTAGCAGTTGTAGCAGAGACGCCTAGTACATCACACGGCTCCAACAACTCTTGCTTTATACCAAGCGTCTTACCATCCCACGTCGTTACTTCGTGGCAATCAACAACTTGTACATTATGGCTAGCAGCACGCAAAGACCCAGCCAAATACAAAATTCCGAGGTGCAAATGTAGCCGCGGATCGAAAAGCCGCCAACTAGGGCTATCTATCAAAATGACTTTGGTCAACCAACACCCCTTCGTTCTTTAACTCTTGTTCGACCAGCATCTTTACAACATCAGGCATGGTGTAAGACGCTTCCCAACAAAGGTCGTTAGAAATAGCTTTAGGATTCGCACACATTGAATCGTAATCGCCAGACGAACCACCTTCGTAAGTAATCCAAGGCGTAGAATCTACGTCTTTAGAAAACCCAGCAGCAGACAAAGCCTCCTCGAGCATATTCTTACAAGTAAAACAAGAACCAGTTCCTATAACGTAGTCTTTTGGTTCAGCGGCTTGAAGTATTCTCCAAGCTGCCTCAACGTAATTAGGAGTCCAGCCCCAGTCTCTTACAGCAGATAGTTTTCCGAACTTCAACTGATCAACTACTTGATGGTTTAACGTCTGTCTTTTAGCACGAGCAACTCCCCAAGCCACTTTTTGTGCAAAGAACGACTGTGGCCTACGAGGAGATTCCATATTGAAAAAGATTCCAGTACAAGCAAACATCCCATACTTCTTTCTGTACGAAGCAACTAGCCCTTCAGCTAAATACTTTGCCCACCCATAGGGATTCTCTGGTGCTCTCTTCGTCTGTTCATCTTGATAGATTGTACTCTTGTCAAACATCTCAGCAGAACCGGCGTTGAAAAATTTCGTTTCAGTATGCACTAAAGCCTGCAGCATAGGAACAACCGACAAGCCATTCACTTCAATATACTTATTAGGCTCTCGCCAAGAATCAGGAGCGAACATCTTTCCGGTGAAATTATAAACTTCGTCAAAGTTCTCAACAGCATAACCAAAAGGGCGAGTCAGAATAGTAAAAACTTCGCCATACATCGTTACATCCACTGAACCCTGAATAAAAAACCTACGCCCAACATCGGAAGTAGCATAGTCACAAACTTTTCCAACGTTTTTATGTGTAGTAGAAGTGTTAAGACTCTCACGAACTGTCCCAACAACAGTATAGCCCTTATCCAACAAAAACTGACACATATACGAACCAGCCTGGCCATTGGCACCGAAAACCAAAGCATTCTTCATACAACCTCTTCCAAGAAACCTCGCTCAGCAAAATACTTCTTCAGAGAAGACCTGGCCTGGAACCTACGACTCTTCAAAGTATTGTCTGTCTGCTCCACACCCAGTAAATACATAAGGATAGCACCACGCCTCTTGGGCGAAAGCAAACGCACACCTCTATACAGCTCTCTACGAACTTCAAACCGATCGGAAAACCTAACGGTGGGATTCCCATGAAAATACTGAACAACATCTTCAAGAGGACAAAATCTTTCTGAAGCTTTCTTGCGAAGCATCATCAATGCTTCACGTATAACGATTCTACAGTACCACGTCCTCCAAGACGACTCGGCACGAAACGTTCGCGAGAAACGAAAAACTTTTATCGCAGCATTTTGCAATACATCATCAACGTCGTCAGGATATCGTCTTAGCATTTTGACAACGATACCTCTAGCAACATTGGCATTTTTGGAAATGAGCAACTCGAGCTCTGTCACCCCACACCCACTTTCGACGCGACTCCGTCCACTATTTGTATTGTACAAGATTCATGTTCCAATACAACGTCTTCAAGAATCCTTCCGTCTACTCCCAGACGTAAAGTAGCTTTTGTCATCGACACCAACTGATGACAAAATGGACAACGCAAACATGACGGACTAATATCTATACAAAAACATTCAGCATCTCTCAAAGACGAAAGCAATTCTCCTGCAACAGCCCACCTATCTTCTACCAACGTTTTCAAAGTTACCAGATGAATAGGGAATTTTTTCTGTCCGTTTGATGCCATAGAGCTCATTGATTTCTCCGATTAACTTCGCTCTGACATCGTTCATCTCCATAACATACAAACCAAGTCTGGCAATCTCACGCAAAGTAGGCTCACTGGCAGAATGTAAATCGACTTTCTGGTATTCTCTTTGTTGGTCTATGGCGACCCACACATTCTTGTTCACAGCATTCAACTCACCAACTAACTGTAAATTGTCTTTAGATCCAGAAACCTTAATCTTCGAACTATCGACGGTAAAGTGGGCACTTATAGCACACAACACTTCGTACTCTTCTTGCTCCCAATCAGATACATCGATGTTCTTTTCTTTCCCATACTGGACCTTCAAAGCAAGAATTGACAACCTATCGTACAGCTCACCCGGACCTGGATTCACAACTCTCATTCTACAACTCCTTTCAGCCACTCTTCAGCCTGTTTTACAAACGCCTGAAAATCCGTCACGTCCGGCATACATTCAGTTCCATGAGAACCAAAACCAAACGTACTGGGTCGTCTTTCAGGTGCTGGTTCGAAACATAACACTTTCTTACCTAAACCATGAGCAAGAACGTAGTTGGCAGAACGACAACCGATGAAAAAGACCCCAGCCTTCATTGCAGCAGCAGCTGTTAACCAATCCAACAAAGTCGAATCAACAAAGGTAAACTCCAAACCTTTTTCTTCCAGATGCTTGAAAAGGGATTTCAGAAATACGTCTTTCTGTGTCGATCCCATCCAATTGAAACCATAAACGATTGTCGGCTTCTGAAACAACAACCTCGACACTTCAGGTACATAAATGAACGGTGAGCAAATGTCAGGCAACTTCAACATGTATTGCCTGGCAATATGATCGACCAACGTTTCGCCGTTAGGGTGGTACTTATACGTGAGATGCATCACATCATCGTAATTATTCGGCGGAATGGTAGGCGGCAACCACGGCTGATCACCAAACGGACTACCCTGACAAATCCAATCCTTCAAAATGAAGGCGTCAGAAATGTAGGGCTGGGCCTTGATCAAGGGCAAAAGTTTTTCGTATTGAGGCATACAGGCAAAATCAATCTTCGCCAACTCTTCTTTACCACCCTCAATCAAACTCAGACGTCTCTTCCAGAGATAATGAATGGTCGCCAGAGACCAAAGTATGTCTCCAGTTTTGCCACTAAAGGTACACAACAACTTATTCATCAGATTTTGTCCTTCCTACTTTACAGATTTTTTCAAAGCATTCAATGCCTTAACAACTTTGTTCTCACAAGGTTTACAAACATCAAAGGCCAAAGACATATCATCTTTCTCGGCATCGTAGACTTCAACCGTATTTCTATCCTTCATTTCTTTACTGCATATGTCACAAAATACTTTTTCCATCGGTCTATTTTCCTTTCTAAAGTTCAGCAACCAACTCCATACAATACTCTCTTTCTATTTGAGCCCTGAACCGCAAAGCTTCGACACCCAATGACATCGTCATTTTCTTCATCGCTATAATCAACTCAACCCAATGAGGCCACGAGACGGCACGCATAAGTATCGCTACTTCCTTTACAAACGGATCTTGCAAGATATTGGTTTCGGCCGGCGGCTGTAAGGAAAGCAAGTCGTGTAGATCCACACCAAATTCTTTGGAATACAACTCCAACGTGTGAAGGCTAGGGTAATGAACACCGTTCTCAACACGACTGAGGGAGCTAGATTGCATAACACGTTTCATATCTTCACGTGTTTTGCCCTGCGTTTCTCTCAGCATACGCAGACGAACTCCTAATTCAATAGCAAACCGCTTTGAGGTTCTTTTCCTGATCGATGATGCCGAAATAGTTGTGACGTGTCTTCCCCTACGTCTTTCGTACACCGGTCGCCATTCAGGAAACTGATCGTCCAGATATCGGAGTAGCGTCAATGCATGTTGGCAGTTTCGGCAATATTCGCTGGCGGACATCGGCTGAGACAATCCGCAACCACGGCAAGCAATCATATCGCTGGACATGGATTATGCTCCTTTTCAAGAAAGCCACCACCTGTTTTCGGCATACCACGCCACAGCTCTTTCTATTCCCTCCTGCAAAGAAACTTTAGGCGACCAACCCAAACTTTGCATCTTGTCGCAAACCAAAGCATACCTTCTATCATGACCCGGACGAATATTATGATCAGGAATCATCTCTATCCAACTGTCATAGTCTCCATAAGAAGGAATGCTCTTCTTTGCGACAAGGACATCAAGAACCTTTCTGGCAAGCTCCAAATTCTCCAACTCTTGAGAACCAGCAACATGAAACACTTGCCCGGAACTTATCTTGTCACCGTAATGAATTTCACCTTCTATGGCACGAGACAATAATTTGAGGATCGCGTCAACATGGTCATCAACCCAAAGCCATTGCCTCCGATGTTTTCCATCACCATAAACAGGAAGTTTCTCGCCTCTAAGTGCCTTACCCACAAAAGTCGGAAACACCTTCTGCGGATGCTGAAACGGCCCATAGTTGTTCTCAGTTCTAGTTACAGCCGTCCACATCCCGAACGTATGCGCATACGATATAACCAAAGCATCGGCACCGGCCTTCGAAGCAGCATACGGGTTCGTAGGATTGATTCTAGAATCTTCACTGTAGGCACCATCGAGTATCGCACCGTAAACTTCATCCGTCGAGACTTGAATGAAATATTTGACTCCTTGTTTTCTAGCGTCTTCGAGAATCCTGTACGTTCCTACGACATTGGTATTGATAAATGGCCAAGGGTCTCTTATCGAGTTTCCACACCATACTGGATAGTAACTATTCCTTCTTTTAGTCCTTATAAACAAGCTACCATTCGGAACTTCTGCACAATAAACTACTCCTTTGTATTGTTCTTCACAAGCTTTAGAAATCGCTACTACCATCTTCGATCTACCCCGAACTTGATACAATGGAGCTATATCTGATAAACCCTTCCCAACAAAACGCCTAACTTTCAACGGCACAGAGCTTACACCCAGGCTGGCTGCCATCCCCAACTTCTGAAAAATCTCTAACATATCTTCAGACAAACCACGACAAACTGTAGAATAAGAATATGAGCGCCCACTTTTCCTGCTCCCAACCCAACCATCACCCATACAAGCCCACTTAACAAACTCTTCCAAATATTCAGTAGGTAATTCTTTTAACCATTGTGGGACTCTTTTTGTATAAGAATTTCCAAGAACAGAAAGATTTGAATATAAGACTTTGTTCGAAGTAGTAAAGCTATTTTTTTGGAAACTAAACCTCCACGGTAACCTTTTCAACAAAGCTCTTATCTTTGTAATATGCCGACTAGAAAATGATTGGCAAATAGAAACAGAATAATGACCTTTAGCTACTGGGATTGTCTTCTCTTCGCTAGAAGAGGCTGCTATAGCTCTAACAAACAAAGGCTTTTTCTGGCGATTTGTCTTCTCTTTTCTTAAAGTCCCAGCGACAAACCCCTCAGCAATAAATAAGCCCAAAAAAGCCACCCAATCTCTAAGCTGCAAAGAATACGATTTACGACTATACTTAACTCCAAAATCATCCAAAAGACTCAAATAGATTGTAGAATCTACCTTCTTACCATTCCAGCCAGAAACAACAGATGGTAATCTAAAAGGTACTCCTCTATGACAAACAGGCATAGAAGCTACATCTCTAGCTTTCAAAATCTCTTCTTTCCCCAAAACCCAGTTCCTAGTATCAACTACTTTTCTACCAATCATACGATGATTTGGTGTTACCAACAAATCCAAACTTTTTCCTGAAAATCTGAGCATAGCTCCTTCGTACGGAGCCCTAACTACTTCAAAAGCATTCTGCCATTGAAACAATCCACTTTTAGGATGGCGTGTAGCAAATATGTCGTCATCTTTTACCTCAGGCCAAAACAACCAACCACGTTTAGTCAGAACTTCTGTATCGGCAGAATAGCAATGATCAACAAAAGTTTTCGCGGCAAAATTTATAACAGCATCACATCCTTCACAGAGACCGGAAACGTCCTGTAGTAAATCACCACAAACCACTCGCAACCTACCATCATCTTCAGCCTTCTTGACAATAGTTCCACGAACTGGACCGTGTAGTCTAGCGTAGTTCTTCTTTTCAGTCCACCGAGTAAGTGCAACAACAGAATACTGGGTGGTACCCAGTAAACGAATGACAAAGGCACTGCCAATAAAACCAGAAGCACCAGTAACGAGTATCTTCACAGTCTAATCCTCTCAGGATTCTTTACTTTGATGCAAACAGTTTTCTAGTACATACAGTAGAACTAGCCACATGCAAAGCGTGTAATGAAGCACCAGCGTCTACCCACCAGTCTTTCAGTACCGAATAAAACAACTGTCCACTAATGGCATACATATTGTTCACGTCGGTTATTTCCAGTTCACCTCTTTCAGATGGCGTAAGCTTTTCTATTTTCGACCACAGAGTGTTGTCGTAGAAATACACACCGATAACAGCAAAATTGGTTTTTGGATTCGAGGGCTTTTCTTCTATAGCCAAAATTCTATGATCGAAACTAATATTCGGTACACCATACTGTCTCGGGTCTTTCACACTGGTAAGAAGGACTCTAGCACCACCATGTTCTTCACCGTCGATTCTTTGGTCTAGAAAATCCTTGACAAAAGGCGATAGGCCTTCGCCCAAAATATTGTCGCCAAGCACCACGCAACAATCATCGTCGCCAACAAACGACTTCGCAAGGGAGAGAGCATGAGCAATCCCACCTTCACCTTCTTGGTAGGCATAATACAACGAGTCAAAACCAAACTGTCGCCCGTTTTTGAGAAGCTTCAAGAAATCACCGGTTGACTGTCCTCCAACAACCAACATTACTTCTTTTATTCCTGCGGCAGCCAACATCTGTAAAGGATAAAAAACCATCGGCTGATCAAACACCGGCAATAGATGCTTGTTCAGAACATCTGTCAATGGTCTCAGTCTGGTACCTAAACCACCGGCTAAAACGACGCCTTTGATTTTCTTTTCCATCTGTCTAGTTCTACCTTTCAAGTTTTCACAGGCTCTCTACTCTATCAAATTTCCCATTCCTATAGTAAAAAACTTTTTCCAAATTTTTAACTGGAATATTTCCGATATGCTTCGTTTCGCTTCCAGTACGTTGTATTGGTGCCAAATCTTTACTAAGTTTGTGCTCTGGAACTGGCACTTGAACAACAGCAAAATCTCGTTTCTTGCTAAAATCAAAAATCGGGGAATAATTATCTTCTTTCCCCCTGAACTTACCACTATACTGTGAGAACAACGCTCCGTACAATTCTGCTTCTTTCTTACTCCTTACTAAATACACAACATTCTTATCGGACATCGGATACTGCTCTCTTTCTCCAGTACGTAACCCTTTTTTAAGAATTCTTGGAATCCTATCCATAGTCGTCGCATGATACATCTTACTACTACTGGATTTACGTCCACAATTTGGACCTGTACAACCGGAGCCGGGGCCACCACATCGAAGTTCAATTGACGCTAACTGGTTCATTTCTAGATCTGCTGCTGGTTCCCAAACATTGGCGACATAAACCAACCACTATCGCGTACTTCTATTCCTTCACCTTTACCACCCGGACTACAATGCCACGCCTTACACATCCTCGGCTTGTCAGAATGAGTCTGGCACAAACAATCCCTTGAGAGATACACACAAGCATCCGTCTCCGGCTGACTCTGTAGGATATGATGACCCTTGAATGGCCTTGACTTGAACTTTTGCACTTCGTCAACGTCAAGCAAAACATTCAAGCCTGAACGAAGTCTACAACACATCGCCTTACAATAAGGCAAAGCATCAAGACATTCACAATTGAACTGCAAAGTCATTGCAGCACCTTGGATCAACACCAATTCTATTGGCCCACTTTTTGTACTGGCAATGGTGGTTCGTTCAGTTTCAGCCACGACAAAGGCTCCTCTCTCAACATAGGCCCATAAACTTCATCAGGATTGATGCCTAATACATAGGCGAAATCTGGACCACAAGCAACAGACCAGAATTCATGTTTCTTGAGCTTACGCACAGACTGCTTATCAACTTCAGGATCGCTGGGGCTGGTCTCTTCTTCAGGCTCCATTATTCCCTTGGGAAGAGATGGCGGATAATAACCATTCAAAACAAGAACGGGCATAAACGAGTCGTACTCTTCAGCATCTTTAACTTCAAAGTGCACAACAGCAGGACGATAGCCAGCTCTAAAAAGCGCTTTCAGAAACGAAATGTCCAATCCATCTAAATCCAATTTCACGTAAGCAGATTTCTGATCCCACGGCAAAACTGTTTCTTTCAACTTTCCAGCAGTCAGAACCTGTTTCGGTATGATAAGCTCACTGTCTTTTCTATTTTCGAAAACAGAAGCAGCGGACGTGTCACTAATATGCAACCTCATCGAGCTTCCATAAGTTGTGTCCGGAACCAGCAGTGCGGTCAGGAAATTAGTGACGACACCAGTGGCGGCTTTTTGGATAAGCTCCTCGGCACGCTGGACGAAATACTCTACACCGTCGATTAGTAAAGCAAACTTCACCGGACCTGACTTGTCAGACGAGCTTCGTTTGACAACATCTCTAGCAAGTAAACCAGCCCAGCATCCACAGTCAACATACACTCCAGCTTTCGTTCGCGACATACCCTCGATGATCATATTTGCTTCCAGAACAGAGCGATTCTGGATGACAGGATCATCGAGGGTCTTCTGTACAGCTTCCCTCAACCCTTTTATTGTCACAACAACACCTCCCAATTTTTATTTTACAAAATTAGGAGCGGCCCGTGTCAGTACTTGTTCCATTTCCTCCATCAACAGGCTTCCTGACATCATTCTTGTCGTGAGACAAAGCGTCGCCGACATCTGTCGTTCCACTCTGCTTCCAGTCTTTGTTCGTCGGCTCAGGCTTCTTCAACGGAGTCGGTGTTGCGTTCGGTGCGGTAGGTCTTGACATTGCTTTCTCCTTTTCTATCCAACAACTACAAACTCTTTTTCTCTTACCCTCTAATGCCCCATGAAAGACTGCTGGAACGGATTCGGATTCTTCTGCTTGGGCCCTTGCATACCATTTCCACCACCAAAGCCCGACTGGCTCTGTCCAGGCTTCTTTTGCTGCTGTGGCTGCTGCATCTGATTCATAGACATACCGGTATTCGGATCAACTGCGTTCGGATCTTGCATCGGCAGACCGAATGACTTCTCCAGATGAGCCTGCAAGTCCTGCCAATCAGCCCCTGAACTACCATCAGAAAGCGACCAACCCTGTGGCCCTACAGAAAGCGTCAAACCAGCAGAAGGATGTTGATAAACCGACATACCTACATGCTTGAAACCGTGAGTTCTAGCCATTCCATGCAGCTTCTGATGATTTGAGGAGATAGGCGGCTTGCCTTTTGGCAAACCGGCTCCTGGCGCGTTCCTTACGCCGTTATTAGAGCCTGCCTGTTTGGCAGACGCAGCTTTTTTAGTTGTTCCGGTGTTTTTCTTGTCAACAGCAGCTTCAACATGAAAACAACCAGTACGAAACTTCTCTTGTTCGACTAGTTGGCCTATCCTCATTTTTTAGTTCTCCTTCTTTAAACTCAACACAGGATGCAATTCAAAACCATTCTTCGCCACGCCTGTCTGGCCATGAATGAAATCAAAAAACCCAACACCAACGACATCTACAGCCACAGGCGTCTTAAGTTTTTTGTATTTGCCAGGCTTAGAAAACTCTTTTGCGAATTCAGACTGCAAGTCATTGAACATCTTTTGATAGATTCTACCAGTGCAATTACCAGAAGGAATCTCGACAATCATCGTCACAGCCCTATTCCTTGAATCAGAAATGACGATATGAAAATCACTATCAGCTTCTTTCTTGTAACCAACAACTAGAACATGTAACTCATACACTTTCATCTCATCAGGATATCTTTTTGTTTCGGCTTTTTCCAGCACTGACCGTGGTGGTGCCGTCTTAACCATAAGCTGGGAGATAGTAGTCAGTATGGGCTTCGTCTTGATGACATCAGCAGCATCCAAATCGTGCAGAGTTTTCACCGGCCAGCGTTCTTTACCACAGGACTGTCCCAAAGAAAGCCCCGGCAGTAAAAGCAGCATCAGAAACGCTAATGTGGTTTTCATTTTTTCCCTTTTGAATCGTTATGCTGGCTCCAAGCGATTTTGTAGGCAGCAGGTACGCCGACTTTCTTTTTCAAAGCTTTCACCTGGTCTTCACGGCCCGGAGGTGCTACAGAATCTATCTGTTTCAAATTCGGTAGAACTTTTTTGACATTCAAAGTACGAATGAGTTTCATATTCTTGTCTCGTATTTATTCAGATGCCCTGCTAATGAAGCTCCACCATTACCACTACCAGCAGTCCTGTACTTATCATCATTCCAGATAAAATGCGACCATCTACCACTACCACTCAATTTTACTTCATGTCCGGGTTTGTCAGAATGGGTGTATGTGTTTGCTCCTCTGCCTCTATCACGCTTCCATCCACTACTAGATAATACATCATGTCTAGAAAGACCACCTTCAGGATGACGGCCACTTCCCGGGCCACCTGCGTACAACTTCGTCTGGTTTTCAAATTCAGTCGCTGCTTCAATACCGATGGCTTCCTTTGGCTTATACTTTGTTTTACTAGCCTCAATAGCTTTCAAGGCATCTTCACCAACCCACGCCAAAATATGACTGTCGCCTCTCAGTGATGCGGCCTTGAACCTGTGCTTCCCGTCCAGTACGACAATCGGAGGCACATAACCTACAGAATGCTTTCCGACTTTGTTTTTGTTCAAGTCAACCACGACAGGATGGTCGGCTCGGGCATGAATTCTCGTAAGCACCCAATTCTGATCACGCGGAATAGTGGAAAGAGCAGCAGCAGCAATAGGCAATTCCACAAGCCTGAAACTTTTCGAATGAAGCCACTTCTTCTGCCAGTCTTCAGGTTCCATATACAGAAACGGGTTGTGTTTGATTTCGCCTTGTTGAAAGACATACTCGGCAACTTCCAAGGCGGTCTTCTGGCCCGTAGGAACCGGTCGCTGACCACGACGAATGTCGGCAAATTCTACGGCTTGTGTTAGGTTCATTTTTTCTTTCTCCTGCTAAGAATTCCACTCATTCCAGATGTCTTGCACCTTCCGCGCACGATTAGGATCAGTACTCCACTTCTTACTAACGTCAACGATATACTCCGTCACACTAACAGCTTCAAGTGCGTCGGCGTATTCAGAATAGTATGACGATAGTCTTTTCAAAGTCGCCATCCTGTCTTCAAAGCACGACGGGAAATCGGGATACTCCACCCACTCGGCTGTCGTTGCTACCCACTCACCGTGTTCAAATTCTTTCGTTGGTAAACTCAGTGTTCCATATTCAGGATGCTTATGCTGTTTCATGCCGAACAGATTTTTTGCTTCAACAGCAAGACCTGACTTTCCAAATCGCGATTCAAGAGCAGCTTCACACGCAGCCATGTCGGGATAGATATGACCTGCGGCGTTTGCAGCATCACGCATTACAGACAACCACTGTTTTTCTTCTTCGTTCAAAGGCATCTATTTTCTCCTTATCTCAACTGCCACGATGGTACTTCTATTTCAATCTGTCTTTGTGTCCTGTACCTGACTACAACAACTTTCATTGCACGCTGTGGAATCTCTTCGACGGATTCGATAGTGAACGGCCCACCATCAGCCAAAGCATGTTCAGTGACATACTCCAGCTCTCTTGGCGACAAATGCGTTATTGCGTCAGTAAGAGATAGACTCATTGCTAACTCCGAATATGAGACATAAAACTTTCCGGCTGAGCATTATAATTCCCACTCATACATATGAGACTTACCACCCCCAAAACCAGTCCAGTCTCCATTCTTCCTAGTATAAACAGACATTCCAGTACTTGGATGATTGTATATACCCGTTGGCCTAGGAGTGTAGCTACCTGCTCCAAAACCTCTATTAGATATACGATCAAATTTGAATCCAGCACTCATCAATTTTTCGTGCATCTCTTTATGTGGACCACCTTCGGGATGACGACCACTTCCTGGACCACCAGCATATAGTTCAATCGTACCACTAAGCTTCATTAAACGCTCCTTTCGGTGGCAGCTTCCACGAAACGCCGTAACGGGATTTCAGGAATCCCGCGGCTTGCCCAAAATTGTTGAAACGGATGACACGCGTCTGGCCTATTTCAGCATACCGTTCAGTTCTCACTTCCATGACAGTTACAGCCATCTTACCAATGTCTCGCAAAGCCATGACGGAAGTACCAGCGCCTTCAGTAGCACCTCTTTTTGCAGTCCAAATGGTAGCAACGCCTTTCCACCCCGTACCTTTAACGTTTTCTTGTTCCTTGACGAAGCTACCCTTCAAAGGACTTTCCCTGTTCAGTATACTTTGTTGTATACCCGTAGTGCCCGTAGGTCTACCACGTCTAGGTGTCTTCAGCTCGGTTATTTTGTAACCCGAAGGTGACTGATGTACCGTCTTAACTTGGCTCCTCGGCGTCGCTTGCAGGGGAATAGTGACGATTCCGGTCTTTCTACTTTTCTTCAAGCCCTCCTTTCTCAACGTACTTTCTTTCCAAGACAACTGATGACCCGGGCCTGCAGGACGACCACAGTTGTCGCCATGACATCCCGATCCGGGGCCACCTGCTTGTACAGTTCTCTTCCTCAACTCCTTCTCAAGATACCAAGACAGGAACTTTTCTTTAGCGTCTTTTACTGAATCCCCACGCTGAAAAAACGTTCCGTGTGAAGTGTTGAACTCAACATTTCTTTGGCTTTCATATTGACTCTTATGATTGACGACGTAATTAATTATCGGCATCTCAACGCCAGCCTGCTTAAACAGTTCTTTGTGACGACCACTACCCGGTCCGCCGGCTTGTACGACGACGTTCTCTGGCTTCTGTCTTAACAGCCAGTCGTTTGGATTGACAGGATTCTTTAAAGGATTTTCTGCCAAAGCCCTAGCAATCGACGTACAACCCAAAGCCCACCAGTTTCTTGGCTCTCTAGCAGGGCCCTTGATACTCGGCGCAGGCGTATCGTCAAGACGCACAGGAGCAAGTACACTCTCTTCTATGGCTTGTGCTCTTACGTCTATGTAGTCACGCAGTTTCATTTGTCGTCGTCATGCTCCCAAAGCTGACCACCACATTCGCATTTCGTAATAAGCCACCACGTCTCTTCGTCTATTTTCTCTTCCATCAAAGGCTTCTTACATCTCACGCAACGAAGATGGAAATGATGCCGACGAGTTTCTTTTTTTACGACTTCATCCATCTCAATGCCTCTTCAAACCATGAACTACTTCTTTCTTGTCACGGATAGTCCATTCATGTACGCCCCACCCGATATTGACAGACGTAATCGTGTGCTGTATCAAATCGCACTTCAAGCTATTGTGTGTCTCTTTTCGACACATATGATACAATCCAGTTCCAGCAAAAGCAGAAATGCCGGCAGTCCAAGCCCACGTCTGATAGAAAGCCCCATAGTGCGCAGTACAAGGTTCAACACCGTTTACATCCCGACAATGAACACCACCAAACAAAGGCGCAGCATTGGAAGCCAAAGCGACACTAGTCACAATCCAGAAATGCTTATCAACAACTTTCTGTTCCCGTTCAATTTTAGGAACAGGATTTTCAGGCAACTCCCGCTGTTGAGCCACAACAGGTGAAGCTAAAAGCAACAGAAAAAATATTTTCTTAAGCATGATTTTCTTAAGCCTCACAGCTAAAACGACGAACCGTACCAGCACCATACGTCTGAAAGAGCTCGTCTGTCTTACTAACAATTTCAGCGTCGGACAAGATATGATCCGACACAACCCGGAAAAAACCAAGATCACCGCCACGAAATTCTATGTCAACAAAATATACAAACACAACTCTACCTCCAAGCTTCGGACAATTTGACGTGAAGTTCCTTGGCCCTCTTACGAATCAGTCTCCTTGCAGCATTAGGATTCTTTGCACGACCTATAGCTCGCTGTGCGTTTTTCAGGTCGTGTTTATTGGCAATCGGAAAACCGCCATGAGGTAAAGCGTTACCTTCTTTCGCCAGGCTTTTTCTTTCTTTTATCGAAACATCACGAGCTTGTAACTCAGCAGCGGCAATATATTCAAGTAACGTCATGTTCCCGTCTCCGAATCGCTCGTAGCCACCAGTTCGCCGTTGGTCAAGAAGCCGTGGTAACGTGGTGATTTTATAGAACCCCCACCAGCAGGACAAGTGTTTCCTATTTTTCCAGCACTAACCATTGGTGGCTAACCACTTCTACCCCAACAACGATGCTGTCTATTTCCTGGCCACGGACAATTGTTACAACGACTATCGATATCCCAGTCCGTTCCATCCGGCAAACGAACTACAAGATGATCGTCAGTCTTGTCATCCCAATACATATTCTTCGGCATCCAAGTAGCCCACCACATTGCACCAGCAGGTGCACTACGCAGAGTATATTCCAAACCATTATCGGTACGACGATAAATTGAATCAGTGAAAATCTGCCACTGATCTTGTTCAGTAAAAACATAACCACAGGCACAAACATTGTTCCATCTATCGTCAGTATGTGGTACCTCGGGTGCGGTATTGTGCCAACATTCAAAATCATGACCAGGCAAAACACCCCATATTTCAGGAACTACATCCAAGTCGACCATCGTCTGATGATAGCCATGCATTGACACCGAACATTTTCCTTCAGTCATATCAGCAGACGAGACATACCGACGCAGACTCCTTTGTGTTTTTCCAGCATGTTCGATCATGAAGCAACTGATGCCCATCTTAACTAGTCCTCGGTGCAACTCGTGCGGGTATTTCCAAATACAAATCGACGGTGTTATCAGGCCCTTGACCCGGAGCAGAAGCTTTTATGGTCAACGTATAGCCAGAACCCAAAGAAGGATTGAACGTCTGCTCCACAAGACCACGATAATTTCCAGCCGAGCCAGCTATGTAAGTCAAAGCGACGTTTGTCAAACTAGGAACCTGCGCACCGCTTTCGTCAACGAGAGTCGCCGTAACCGTTGCCCCATTGATGGCAGTTCCGGTAGTCGGATCAACAAGGCCGTCGATCTCAATGAACTGGTCATTGAGACGAAACATTACAACTTCAGAAGGAATGGCCATAGACTTCAATCTTCAACAATCAAATTACCTACACTTAGAGCAGGAAAGGACGACAACGTACCCGCACCTACAGCGGAAGACGACGAGAAAGAACTCGCACCTACAGCAGGAAATACTTCAACAGCAGAAACTGCCAATACAAGAGCGGCAAACAAAACACGACTTTCGTAAGGCGTCAAACCAGTTCCGGTAACTTTCCCCGAAGCTTCTTGGAAAGTTCCGAAAAGACTACTAACGCCCTTCAATACTTCATACGGAGACGTCTTCGCCTGACTTATGGCACCCTTCAATATCTCTTCGTTGCTAGTCAGTTGTCTAAGCAACTTACCGAGAGCTTCCTGGTTCTGTCCCAAAACACCCAAGGCTTTTCGGCCAGCCTCATAATCAGAAATTTTAACCTGTGATATGCCTTTCAGAATCTCATAGTTCACACTTCTAAGTGTTGACAACGCTTTCAACACTTCGTAGTTCGTCAGACCAATTTTTTTCAACTGACCAAGCAATTCATAGTTGTCTAGTTTTGACGACTGCAACAACTTCAAGATTTCGTAGTTTGACGTCTTACCCAAAAGCCTCTGAGCCAAAGCTTCCTGATTCGTACCCTTTGACGAAAACACCTTCCCGGCAGCTTCGTAGTTTGTAGCCAAAGCATGGGATACGGCAATAGAAGTAGACAACACTTCATAGTTCGACGTCTTGCCCGGCAAAAGCTTGGCCAGTATTTCGTAATTCGACTTCTTCGTCTGATTCACTGACGACAATACTTCGTAGTTCGACTTACCCAACTTTGGTATAAGACCAAGAACTTCATAGTTCGTTTTTCCCGAACTAGTCACCTTGCCAAGTATTTCATAACTTGTCGTCCTACTACGAATCACCATACCAAGCACTTCGTAGTTCGATGACTTGGACGGACTCAGCTTTTTCAAAGCCTCATAATTCGTCTGCAAGGCATTGGATACAGGGAACGTCTGTATCTGGAATGCGTTGTTCTGAAAAGCGTTTTGCTGAAAAGCCACTTAACTATCTCCTAGGTCAAGCTGTCTACTTTCTCCAACTTACTACGTTTATTCAAAGCAGGCGTCGAGCTGGAGGTATTACTACAACCAGCACCTTCCTTGAAAGCAGCAGCACCTTCAGCCAGTGTTCCATTGGAGCCCAACGTGTAATTAGGTGCGGCACCGTTCGTCGTACTCAACAGATACGATTCCATGTTCGTATGTGTGTCGATATTTTTTACGTAACCAAGATTTATGTTTGTAAGTGAAGTACTAGAACCAGCAATTCTAACTACCACTTCACAGGAACCTGTCAACGTCAAAGCTTTTCCAGCTAGTGTCGTACCAGAACTAGTATCATCAATGTTACCACTCGTGTCGTAAGTCCAACCAGAAGTCGTCGTATGAAATTCAAAAACACCACAAGTCCAAGTCGATGATGGTGCAGCACTCACATTACAGGTCAAGGTCGTTTTTCCGCCAGCAGTAGAAAGTATATATTGCATATCGTTTGCGCCAGCACCTGAATCTGAACCATTACAACTAGTAGCGCAAACGACAAAAGTATCACCACCATCCGTACAACTCGTGATGTGTGAACTAACTGACAGATTGTTTGCGAAACAAACTAACAAATTTCCAGCAGTCGTCGACGTTATCGTCTTCGTACATGTCGAGCTTCCGGAACTGCATGAATCGTTTTGCGTACGCTGTATAAAGCTACCCGTCTGTCCACGACAAACAGATGGCAACACAAAAGACAGTAACGCTAGTAAAGACGCAACTAGAAACTTCCTCATGGTGTAGCCGTCTCCTCCCATTCAAATGTTACAGTTATCGTACCGCCCGTAACGGCACCGCCGAGATTGAGTGCGACCTGTTCACCAGTCCCGTTTAGTAAGACAGGCTTCAAAGGCCTGAAAACATAAACGTCGTTTGGCCCAACTGTTGCAGCAGCATCACAACCTATTTGCTGATTGTCCAAATCACCTACGACGGCACCAACGGAAGGCCCTGTCCCGGTATAAGACAGCGGCGCACTCTGTGCAACAGCGTAACTGGAGTAATCCGGTACAGCAGTCATTACAGCACTGGTACCACCCGTATCAGCAGCAGACCTTTTTGCAAGTTCAACGTTGAGAACACCAGCAGTCGTCTGTATACAAGTAAGAACGACTCTAGTTACGATGATTTTGACACCAGCAGCACCGGGTAGCACAGCAACATCCGTCGTTGAGCTGGCAGCAAACTTTTTAGAGGCATGATAACTTGGCGTACCTGTATCCTGCTGCATCCTCGCGTTGACAGTACCACCAACAGAAATATTCACTGGTCGAAAACATGCACCAACGACAGCCCACGGCTCACCAACACCGACTGTTGCAGATGGAACAATTACGAGTACGTCGGGTTTCAGATAGGAAGCAGAAACAAAAGAAAACAGACCCGCAGGCGTTGTCGGATTCTGCTGACCACTGTCGTTGGTAAAAGGTGCTGCGACAGTGATCGTCTGTGCAGCAGTACCCAAACCAAAAGCAACAAATGAATATTCATTTGGAGCAGACGATGTCAAAGTCGTTGCAGGTGAAGTCGTTGCGGCGCCACTCGTCGTGAAAGTCGTCATATCCAGAATTTGTGGCGACAGCTCGATAGGCCCAGCCAGTTCATAAATCTCCATGGCAATGGACGCCGTCGAGCCACCATTCGTAACTGTTACAGTATTTGCGCCTGCGACAATGTTCGTAGCATACCAGACCGCACAATTTAAAGCCGTACCATTCGCAACTTGTACGGCTTGCTTGTACGAATTGTTTGAATCCGTAACAGTCGGCGCCGTACCATTACCTACACAAGTCGTAACGACAGTCGAGTTTCCAAAAGCGTTGTTCGAAACAAAAGCCTTCGTCAGAGAAGCGACAGACCCTGACGAAACGTTACTTGCCTTCTGTACGATTGTCGACAAGTTTACAGGCAGACCCGTGTTGTTCGGCGACAGGGATTGGACAACAGATGGGTCGGCAACCAAAGGTGAAACGTTCGCAGCTTTCGTCTGCATGTTCGAGACCGTGACGACAGACTGTGCTGGTACAGACGTCGGTTGCAAACCGACGTTTACAGTTCCCGAACCGGTGATCGCCGTAGTAAGCTTTATTTCAAAAGCTTCCAGTCCACCAACAGGACAGATGAATTCCTGATTCACAGACTGCTGTAGGGAATAAGTACTGGCAAAAGCAGGTACGACTAAGGCTTGCTGTTGGCAGTAAACAGGATAAGTATTCGTCAAGCCCGTCGTGTCGGAACCCAAGAAAGAAACAACACCGCCAGTTATCGTCGAGCCCTGATTCAAAGTCACAGTCACTTCACTGAGTACACCAGTACCGGCAGGCAACGTAACTGACAGCACCGTATTTTGTGCGGTCGAACTCGTCCACGCGGCAGTCGTCTCAGTAGGATTGTTGTAGGAAATGACGGGATCACCGGGCTGATAGCTTTGCGATACGTTGTTCCAAATCGGTATCTGTCCGTTAGCAGCCGTAGCAGTCGTTGAGACCAGTATCTCCCACTGATACGTCCCGCCCCTGTTCACGCACTGCATTATCCCTTGTGGTGCGGCAGTACTAATGAATAGACCAGCAGTAGGTGCGGCACAAACAGGCAAAGGCGTCCCCGTTCTTACAGGCGTCGTCTGACCAGGCGTCTGTGCCTTAGCAGTACAGACGAAAAGCAACAACGACAGAAGCAACAGTTTTACTCTGCTTTTCATTTCTAGACCCCTTATTACTGGTCACACTTCCACTCAAGCATGTCTTCAGGGATGGCCTTGAATTCGACCCACTCCCTTGAGACCCACACTATCTTGAATGGCTGTTTGTCACGACTCACGGCGCTACAGTGTTCAGGAGCTTCCTTGAAGGGCTTCATGAAAATAGCAACAGCCCTACCCGTAGCAGGGACGTGTATGCGACCTTTTTCATGATGACCGAACAAAGACCAAAAAACCAACAGCAAAACAGTACCGAACATTTTTTCTTCCTCCTAAGGCAACAATCCAACAGCACCCGACTTTGGATCTATCGTTCCAGCAAAAAGTACAATCGAAATTCTAACCCCATTGGATTTATGCTGAAAACTAGTAGACGGTATCTTCTGTCCGAAACTTCCAATCATGGGAAGATTCGCCGACAGGGAAACCATACCGTTCGCGTCGACGAAGCTCCAGTCGACGATGATACTACCCGTCAAATTTCCACTAGCGTCACTTGCAACAGAACCTATCCTTGTGAGGATAGGATTATTGTTCACATCAGTCCCTTCTTGTTCAAAGATGTCCAACGACATATTTGACACGATAGGCGTCCCGTTGTCGTACACAGCACTACTGTTCTGAAACGCCAAGGAGACCTGCGTGTTCTGAGGAACCATAACCATCGACGGTGAATTAATACTACCACTAGCACCCACGCAACCGTAGAACTTAATCACAATCGAATAAGCCTTACCGACATCAGTTGGAGCAACTGTCGGCGTGACATAGACGATTTGACTAGTCATTGGACCGAAGCCGCCAGAAGAGACAGGCGTGCCGTTTGCAGTACCCCCCACCACGGCAGTACCATTTTTCGTAATCAGAGTACGACATACGGAGGAGGCTTGAACGGTAAACGTACCTTCTTGCCCAACGGGAACGGTTACGTTTAGTGGCCCGGCATTGACGATGGCAACGGGCGATATCGTCTGCTTTTTAGCAGGTAAGACAAAACCCCCAACTAGAAAAGGTACGAGAAGAAACAGGGACAACAGCAATCCTGATTTTTTGAGCATAGCAACACACATCTCCTTTAATTTTGATCGGTAACAAACCAATTCACACCGTCGGTCATGAACTCGGCAAACTGATACTGATTTACAAGAGCATAACTAGGCTGCCCGTTGATCAAAACGGGCGGTGTCTTCACCGTGTCGATGGCGTTGGGAAACACATACACACTTCCCTGCTGATTGTCCTTTCGGAAAACTTTATACAGGCAACTGGAGCCATTCGAGAACGGCAAATTATTCTGTGTAAGAGCACCAGTGACAGGAGGCAAATAAATAGATCCGACATTGACACTTATTCCTGAACCTTGACCTGAAGCAGTAACGAATACGAGGTAGTTTCCCGTAACACCCGGAGCCAGCGTGTAGGCGCCCGTGACACTGTACACAGAAAGAGAGATTGTATCAGCAGACCCGATATGCGAGTCGTTCCAATTCGAGGGCTTGACGAGCGTCGAATCAGCTGTATCAGTCTTCTGGCTCACGAACCTGTGAAGTAGCGGCAAACCGCCTCCAAGGCTTAATCAGGTTCTACATCAATCATCGGGCTTCGGAATTGCCTCGGTTCACCACACTGTGGACATTTAACTTCGTGCAATTGTCCGTCAAAAGGATACTGCAAAATCAGATTGTTGAAATCATAACCACAGTCATTTTTAAAAGACCACAACGCCGTAGTGACTCTGTCACTTAGCATGAAGAATGTCTGATTCGGTCCTTCTTTCCCAACATCAGGTTCGTGATAGATACCTGCCAGATCTTCAACCTCCCTCGCAAAAACAACCCACGACTCCACAGAAGCATGTATACCAGACAAATCAGCGCGTTTGTCCAGTATCTCAGTGCGCTGCTCTGGCGTTAGCTTGAAATGCCCTTGACATGTTCTCTGTATCGACCGTATCTGTGCTTCTATCTCCATTCGTTTCATTACCAGACCCTCCAACATCGCCATTCTTCGACATACCAAAGGCAACAAACTGCAATCTACTTCTATCGCTAACTCCGAATTTCTTGAAAAGTTCAGAGACGTGGTACTTGACCGTCCTTTCGGAAATCCTCATATCGCTGGCAATCTCTTTGTTGGAAAAACCCTCGAAAATCTTTTGCAGAGTATGGGCCTGTCTCTTTGACAACCGTATATCTTTCGGCCTAATGAAAGAAAGCTGCGAAACCAAACCCTGTATTTCTTTCTTATCAAGCTTTTCGAGTAACGAAAAATACCTAGACAACATCTCCATGACCAAATCATTCGGCAGCTCTATTACACCGTTAACTTTTAGAGAGATCGTTTTTGTCATTCTTGACCAACGATTCATTCACACACTGCGAAACAAATCTACTAAAACGATTCAATCCAAGTCCTGCGAAACAAATCCAATATCCCGTTTCGTTCCCGTCCATCGATACTATCCGGCGTCGACGATTTCAATCTGATATATCGATACAAAGTCGTACCCTTCGTTTCTTTCCCACTTCCCGAAACAAATCGGATAAAGACGAATCATTCACAATTTATCGATACAAGATTCCGCATCTTACAAATCTTTCACTGCTAACGAAACAAACGAAATTGACAAATTCTTTCTCTTGACATGTTACAAGCGAGACCATCGAATCATTCCACAGAAACGAAATTATCAGGTACCACGACTCACTCTTCATATTCGTTACAGGATTTCATCCGCTACGATTCATTCGTCCGACGCGAAACAATCTTCTTTAACAACTCCACTCCTTTACATTCGTTACAATCTCTTCTTTCGAATCTCTCACGATCAACGTAACCATCTGACAATGGCGTATACCTTATTATACAGAAGTACCGGACAACTGCGTGGTGAAAGTCGATTTCAAAGGCGCATCGTTCGCCAGCAACATCTGTTCAATCCACACAGCACACTCAGAACCAGCAGGTACCTGATTGGTCGGTACGTTTTGTGCAACGCCGACACCGACGAAAGTAATACCAGCAGGTTGTGCCAGACGATTTGCGACAGACGTCGCGTCGTTCAGATTCAACTCAAGACCGATATTGATCTTACTACTAGGGTCAGCCGTGAGAGTAATTTGTGCAGAAGTCAAAGTCAGGCTGGCGTTTTTGTTCTGCCAGTAAATCTTCTCCCAACGGTTCGTGGGCGAAGCCTGGCTGAAAGCATTAATGAACATACAATAGAAACCAATTTCATTGGCAGGCACCTGACCGAGATTACCGATACCAGAACCACCCACGGTAACGGTCTGTGAACCACTAGCAGAAAGCGTCACGGTAAGTATTCTTTCAAAAACCTGAGCACCCGATACAGCGGTTGCACCGTTTAAAGTAGCTTGCTCTGCGACAACTACACCAGCAGCATTTCTACCCGATACAGTAATCGTTCTGGTATCGGCGGCAGACGACGTGTAGACCAGCGTGGAATTGGCAAGCAACTGAGTGAACACCGGTCGGTTTTGTATGTCAATCGAATTCCCGGATATCGTCGAGTCACTCGTCGGACGATTCAGTGCGCCGTATGCGACTAGGTCGGTCGTCTGTATCGACATCTCTTATTCTCCTAATTTATCAGAGCACCGGGGCTTTCTTACTCTTCCTAACGATATTGGCGACATCAGATTGTATCTGCATCATGGTCTGAGCTTGTTGATTCAACGTCTTACTCTGTTCTTTCTGTTCGGCTCTTAACTCTTCAAGCTCTAAAGCAATCTTCGCCGCGTCTTCAGTGTAAGGCGAATTCTGTTTGACCAACCCCGGTAGTTCGTCTTTTGTTACCGCATTGTGATTGGCAGAGAAAAAAGCAACAGCACCGCTTACCAGTACACCGGAGAAAAACATCGTCAGAAACTTGTACACGTCGTTTGATGACTTGCCATTCGAATCCGTTGGCATCCACTAGTCCCCTTGTCAATTAGTTTTTTGCTTCCCGTTCGAAGGCTGGACATCGATCGGTTCCATCTCCGGCAACTGAACCTTGTACAAGTCAGCTTTAGCTACAGCGACCTCCGTCATTCTACTGACAAGTTCTTTCACTTTCTCAACATCAGTTCCACTACCGAGCATAGGCGAAGCTTTCGCGTCTCTTAGCAAGCCTCCAAGAGCAGTGGCAATAATCGCATTCTGCCCACCAACGGAAACCTGTACAGCAGTTCGAACCTGATCAAGCATGTTCAAAAGTTTTTGCTGGAGACTCAAAACGAATTTCATCTCCTGGCGCATTTCATCTTTGGCTTTTTTGGTGGAGTTTTTTACGGGCTTGAACAAGCTACCACCAGAGTAATCTTGCAACTGATCGAGCCAGCATTTCAACTTGGTGATTTCGTCAACATACAAACTGGCAAGAGAATAGGAAACTGCACCAGCAGAAGCTTGGTCTCTAAGGCAGTCAGCGAGCCTCGTGATTCTCTTGTCTTGAGCCCAGTGCTCTTCATGACGTTCAAGCTGCCAACAACCTTCCCACGGTACCTTCATACAGGGATAAGGTCCTACAATCGTCATGGCATATCTTCTGTCCCTGCCTCTCCACTTAGCCTTGACGAAATCCTGTATCCTGGGATACAGATAGATTCCACTTTCATCAACCTCAGTATAGAATTCATTCTTCAGTTCCGACCAGCAGTACTGATCCCAAAACTTGAACTCATGGCTGTTCCTGTCGTAAGTATTCGTCTTTCTATGGCTCTCAGCAATGGCCTTCAACGTTCTATATCTGTCACTGGAGTAAACGGCCGGCTCAGCAATAGAACTACCCGGAGGTATTGGCGGAATAGACGTAGCAGCAGCACGATGAGTCGCCATACTTGTCTTTTACTTCTGTCCTCTCTTCGACCTGATAGCACCATACATTCCAGCACCATATAAAGTTCTAGTCGTTAAGCCACCACGTTCACCAATCTTCCTGAAATGGGCAGAAGAATGATTCTTGGCGGTTCGCTTTCCACCCTTCTGTCCGGCTTTTTGGAAACGGTTCAACTTCGTTCTCCTCTTACAACTTGTTTTGGGAATAATTAACTTGACTAACCAAAATAAGCATGCAACAATTCTGACATGCGATACAAGACACAGCAGCCAAAGACCTTGCTTTACTCCCCGCCATTTATAATGTCTCTATCGCGGCAATAAATTCTGTTTGTCTCGTTTCGCGACGAGATACATCCGTTGTTTGCTTTGCTGCTGTTTCCCTGTACTTCTTAATACGCGCAGAGGCA